AAAAAAAAAAAAGAAAAAAACCAAAGCCAGAAAAAGACCAAAAAAACCCCCCGCCACAAACCAGAAGCGTATTCTGAGTATTATCGTAATCTACCCAGTAATGGTCACACATATAAGTAGTTGCAGAACCGCCAACACTAACAGGTATTATATCTGCATACTCCCCTAATGCCCACTTTGTAATATGCCCTACTGTATGTCCTGATACTACTACTCTATCCGCATTGGTAGGTGCATCTGACAAAGTATCAGTGAACTTATCAGGGTCATTTATAATATACACATAGTTTGGTGTGGACCCACTGGCACCGACAGGAGTATCTATTAGGATACCATCCAGATTAGTCCAAATATCTCCAAACACGTTATCAAATCCTCTCCACCTTGGTACTTTGAAAGTTACGGTACTGATACCATCTGAAGCAGGAATTACCAAGTCCTTAATTCCAGTAAAGTTACCAAACTCATTACAATACCCACATGGAGTTATTGGGCATCTGCCATTATAAGTATTCCAAACAGTATCACTCCAAGTAGTAACTCCATTGCCAAGCCCTCCCTGTCTATATCCATCTTCAGTCAAATCTTCAACATAGTTTGCCTGACTATTGAAGTTTGCATATTCTATAACATACAACCAATAGAATATTGATTTGTAGTACTCATAAGTAAGCAACATCTTGCCAGCATTTTTGGCATAAGTTCTGAAGTTTGCCCTACTAGTGTTTGTTCTAGGTTTTCCTAAATTAGTCCTGAATTTATCCGATTCCAAGTAGGTATCACTGCTAGAGCTATTATTTCCTCCTCTACAATAAGAAGAGGTATTTACAACTGAAATAGCACTATTTACTTGAAGTGTAGATAAATAGCCCATATCCTCAGGCACTTCATTAAGTACAGTACTCCTATAAGCATCTACCAACATATGAGGAATCCTTATAGCATAAGGAACTACTTTTTGGGTAGACACATATACTCTGGATTTGGTTCCTTCCGTTTCAGACCACAAATAAAATTCAGGTACTTCTACCTGTACAGTACCATCATATCCATCCAATCTGGAATCTGTACCATCTGCTTTCTTAGACCAGTCATTTGGGTCCAAATAATACATTATCCTTTTACCTTGGCATACACATCCTCTTAATGCTGATTGTATTGGGAGAGACTTATGCAGGCTCATGTTACCTATTCTAGTAAGTACAGGGCTACTGTTGGTAGAATCCCATTCCACACCATAAGCTAGCAAATTCTTTGGGTCAGATAGGTTATCTAACTTAGCCTTATCCTCACTTGATATAATACCTGCGGTATTACTGTCAGCCAAAGGTATGCTCCACTGGCATAATGAGGTAGGAACTTGTGGTACCCCACTTACCCCAGGATTAGCAGTAAGTTCTATACTAAGGGACTCGGAAGTGGAAACTTTACCAGCCTTAAATAATTTGAATATATTAGGGAATAGGTTTACTGTGGTATCTCCAATTGTCAGGTTTATTGTGGCATCCTGCTGACTGCTAGTCCTATTATACCAGCTTAAAGATACTGGAACACTTGAAGGGTCTATTACAATATTACCTTCTCCTAACATAGATTCTCCATTCAAGGTCTTGATTTTAGTAGTGCCTCCTGCTGCATGTAGGATGTCAGTACTGGCTTTGCCACCCACTGATACTCCAGAACCATTATACACAGTACTCCCACTATCTAATGGGAAGGATATGTTGCTGCCCTTATCCATTGTACCTCCTGATAAGGGCAAATACTTCTTTATTTGCTCACCTATGGAGTCTTCCAAATCACTTACCTCTTCCTTAGTGGCATAATCAGTCAGGTCTATTGTGGTAGGACCAACAAGCTCCCAATGGCCATCAGGATAAGTCTCATCCTTTACCCATAGATATTCATTATACCTATTATCTTCTGTAGGGTCTTCATTGGGGATAAAATATATCCTGTTAGGTCTACCTGTCTCTGGTAAAGTAGGCAGTATTGATGCCTTAGGAAGATGCTTTAATGTACCTATAATTGCTGTTGCCATATTTTAATATCCATATTGAAGAACTCCTGAAGGAGCATTTATAACACCTTTACATATCTCTGGATTCCATCCAACACCTAGAATAGTCTTTATGCTATCCTTTTGTCCTGCTGGAATTATAGTAACCTCCACATCATCATCAGATATATTCTTCAGTAGGAAGTTGACTCCGGGATTGAAGTTCCCTGAAGGCACTTCCTTCAGTACAGATATTTGAAGGCTATTTATAACTTGATTTGAAACTATTCTTGCATCCATAATCATTTACCTCTATTGTTCTTACCTTTTCCTTTGCAACCACACTTCTTTGCCATATCATAGAATTTTTATGGTTATTTTCTCACCTCTATTCTTGCCCTCTTGAAGTAGCTTATATAGCTTCCTGAATGTATCCTGACTATTCAGAACCTTACCAACTTCAGAGTTTACACCTACCAAGAGACATCCTGAAGTATCCTTATCTGTATTACCTGCATGTATAAGGATACCATCAAACCCCTTTACATTAAGAAGTCTGGGTAATTTGCCATTGCATGTTTCTTTGTAGAAAGATTTAGGCCCAAACTTAGGGCTATATACATCTAAAGTTACATCATAAGTTCCACTAGGGATTGCTGTAATGCCTGATTTCTTTAAGGATTTGATTTTAGCGACACTCATGCTGTCATCTAATCCTCTATCAGTATCTTCAAGTACATTACAGAACCACTTCCCATCTACAAGGAGGTTACTTATCGTGTAACTCTGTTTCTTCCATTTCCTGTCTACTATCAGTTCCATTTTGCTCATTAAATAAATTCAAGTTTCTTTTCCTCAACTGACAAGTAAGGTCAGTACAGATGGAGTTCATGAGACTGAACATCTGCTTCCTTAAATCCTTTATCTCCTGTTCCAGCTCTGCATTTCTTTTAAGAACCTCGTCAAGCCTGTTCTTGTTGTCGTCAGACAACTTCTTATAAAACTCCAAAGACTGCTGCATGTTCTCTATGAGGTTATTATCTACCTCACTATTATACTTTCTTCTTGCAAAGAACCAAGAAGTCCAACCACTGATTACTGTGGTTATTATCCCTACTCCTCCAGTAATTAATATACCTAGGTCAATCATGTCATTTAATTATTTCAATAAATTTTTGCTGCTTATTATTCACATAAGGACTATTTTCCACAATAGTAACTTCCACCACTCTATGTTTCTTCTGAAACCATCTAAACAGAAAAAATTTCTTAGGAGGATTTACAGTCTCTTTCTTGCTATGTGTAACTATGTATTTCTCACTTACAAATTTAGGATGCACTGCAATGACATTGGGAAATTTCATTCCCAGCTTCAACTGATACCATTTATCCCCAATCAGAGTATCAACATGAAATGTTGTTTCACTGAATATGGTATCTTGGAAAGTAACAGTATCTATCCTTTCTGATGTAGATAACAGATATTGTAAGTATTGCAAATCCTTATCCTTTATCTTCAACTCCTTTCTAATCCTGTCCATTTCAACAGTAATGGAATCACTGTAATACTCAAGCTGCTCAGCAGTTAGCTTATACACTCTATTTTCCTTCTTCAGGGAACTGTTCTCCAAGGAGTATGCCTTATTGTTATTCACTGCAACAGCCAACTCATCAGATATTTTCTTATACCCATTGCAGTAATACATGGAACAGGATATGGAAGCCAGCATAATCACTGATATAATACTTACTAATATCTTTCTCATAGCTATGTAGTTGGAGTAAATGAACTTAATTTGTTGTAAACTATAGAACCCTTGAAGTTGTATAATTGCCGATTAGAATTGACATTAGTGGGAGGTGTCTCCATGCTTGAACCTACTGAATAACTCCCATTAGATTTTCCATCATCTGTCAATGGAAGCATAGCACACCACACAGAATTAGTAGCATTACCATTAGAATCACCTATTGCTTGTGTCTTTGTGTAATTTGCACCATTAAACAGGCTACTGTAAACAGAACTATTTCTCATAATAGCATTAGCCAGCTTATATATGTTGTTACCTGACATAAGATTGGTAATACTCTTATTATTATACTGAACCATGGTACTTTGGTCATTATACAATACTATGTATAACCTAGCTAGTGAAGTACCTGCAACAACAGATATTTTCATGCCTGAGAATAGCATATACTGTGCACTATAATTGTCATCTCTACCACCATTAGTAGGAGTATATACACTTGAAGAAATCTGACCACCATCAACAGGTACTGCACATAAGACTGCCTTAGTCTGTGATAATTGGTCAGAGTCACTAAGATATGTAAATCCTTGAGGAGTGCCACTTTCAAATCCAAAAGAAACCCTCACCTCAGGAATTGTTATTTCATATTTAGTTGTTACTATAGCAGGCTTTATATGCATTTCACTCACAAAGTCTTTTGCTTCATACCCTTGTAGGGAGTTGGTATCAAATATACCAGAATGGCCTGCAAGCCAAGAGGCTGTACAAAATTGTTTTGTAGCAGAAGGTAGGGAACCTCCTACCTTCTCTACTGCCTCTATTTGTGTCATGAATTCTCTTCCCATACTCTTCTCATAGAATTTATCGTATCCTCAAGATATTCTATCCTGCTCTCCAGTTGCTTGTTCCTCATTACAACCTCCTGTAATGCCTTGATTGCCAGCACACCAAATCTATCATATTCTACCCACTTGGTATCATATTTATCAGCTCTGCTGTGGACCATAGTAGCATATACACCACCTAGTGACAGAAGCTGGTCAGCTTTCACACCAAAAGTGCATCTTATACCATTTTCATCAGGGTGTTCCCATATATACTTTATGACATTTAATGACATCAGATTATCCAGCACATCAGGCATACATGTGACTTCCCTTTTGAATCTCATATCAGAGCCTGAATTACCAGCACCTGACTTAAAGTCCTGATATGCTGTCCAGCTATTACTCTTATTAACCAGAGCTAAGTCATCTTCCACAATTGTTGAAACCTCCAACATGCCCATCTCTCCAAATCTAGCAAGAGAGCCTAGGTTACCAGCATCCTTATCTTCGTAGGCTAACTCTGCCAATGCAGAATCCATACTGACTAACCCATTCTTTGAGGTACTTACTACACTATAAGTAGTATTCTCCCAAGGAACATACACTGAAAGTACCTTATTACCATCTGTTCCTGCACTACCTGATGGATAAGCAAGCTGGACAGGATATATTCTGTTCTGTGAACCAAAAGTAGTAGCAGCAACAGTAGATACTGTGCTAATCTCAGTGCTGGATACCTTTACACCACCTAGTGTAGTAGGTGTTGCCTTCACTAGGGAGAAAGCTGTTCCTGATAAACTAAGTCCAACTCCTGCTGAGTAAGTTGTGTTATTGTCAGTCCAAGGGACATTGACATACATCTGATTTGAGGAATTAAGCTCAACAGGATAATTCTTGCCACTCTCAGGATACCCAATCCTAACCAATCCTAGTGTAGCTGAGGTAGCTACTCCATACTCAACTGGCTCTCCTGCTGTTGGAGCATATATGTCAGTATTGGTACCATTAATATTAATGGTACCTATCTTTGTACCTGAAGACAAAGACCTACTGAATGACACAGCATCTGCACCTGCTTGGATTCCATCAAGCTTGGACTTATCACTAGAACTCATAAGTCCATTGGCACTAGTAGTAGCAACATTATATATTGTATTTGTATCTGTCCATGGTACATTAACATAAGCCTTACCAGAACTATCCAACTCTACAGCATAGTTCCTGCCATTATCAGAGTACCCTATCTTTATACCTCCTAATGCTGAACTAGAAGCTTGAGGTATAGAAGTTATACCTCCTGCACCAATCTCAGTCCAAGAAGACCAAGAAGATGACTCATAAGCTCTAGTATATATCTTGTTTTTTGAATAAAGTACCTGTATAGTCGAAGAGTCATTATTCTCCAAGAGCACATGTAATGCAAACTGTGATACTTTAGAAGGTTTATTACTTATACTATTGCCATAATTGGCATAATAAACACCTAAATATTGAGTTCCCCTATATGTATTCAGGTCTCCTGAGGAGATTAACTTAGGGGAAGTTACACTTGCATTCCAATCATATATGTTCCCATTAAATATGATGACATTATCATCATCTATAGGGAAATACAACACATTAGGGTAACTGCCAGCAGAGCTACTTATTGCAGTAGCTCTGTCGGTAGATACATTTACTTTAAACTCTTTACCTTTTGCACTCATAACTTTTTTTTTATTCTATAGTGATGCCTGCATTAAAAGGCTCTTCACTTGTGGTAGCACTAGTCCAATTAGTCCCACTATAAGTAGCCTGTATATATAGTAAGGTAGAATTACCCAGTATCGCAAACATTCTAACCCTACTGTTAGTAGTATCATTGAATGCTGAGAATGCTACTGTATTCATTCTGTTGATGCTGTCTTTATATACTCCATGTATTACCTTACCTGCATTAAGGGCGGCATTGAAGCTACTATAGGGACCTAGAATAGCATCTATTTCACTCTGAGTGGATAGTGTGCCACTTTCAAGTGTTTTGAGAAGCTGATAGGTCTCCTTATCATCTTCTAATTCCGTTATCATAGTAGCAAGGGCAAGTCCTTGTTTAGCAGAGAGAGGCTTTTTTGAATCTGAAGTTGATAGGTTATCAACTATATCACTCTTAGGCACATAAGTACTCAAATCAACAGTACCTCCCAATGGGTCCCAATTGTTCTGAGGAGTTGTAGAAGTACTCCATTCTGCAATACACACAACATTGGTATTTGCAGGATATGGTTTACCTCCAAAGGTAAAGGCATTAGTTACATTCCAAGCATCACCAACCTTTGCATCTGTCAAAGCTAAAACCTCTGAAATATTTGTCTTACTACCTTTTATTCTATAGACAGAGCCTAACGCAGAAATCTTATCATTAAGTGCTTTGCCTTGCGCAGCTGATAAGGCTTTTGAAGTGTCAGTAGTGGTAAGGTTATTCACTACATCCGTTTTTGCAAGCTTTTCATCATTTAGCTTCTTTCCCATTGCGGCGGATAGTACCGAATCAGGAGAGTTCATATTTAATGAATTTACAACATCTCCAGTAGTAAGAAGTACATAACTAAATGATTCCCCCAAAGAATAACCGCTACTAGCAGAATATTGAATAGGGATGTATGTACCTATTGTACCAGCACTAACAAATATAGTTAGTAAAATATCGGAATCTGAAGGAGCAGTATCAACACCTATAATAGCCGGACACAACAGACCCGAAAAAGGAACAAACACAAGGCTTCCTATATTTACAGCCTCTTCCCATTTATCATAGGTAAAGTCTCTCAAGAAAGATTGAATCTTTTGTAAACTAGGGCTATTCGAAAGATCACCAACCTCTCCTAATATATACACTCCGTACTTCTTCCCATTAAACCAAATACTGTTTTCATCAGTACTGAAAGACATTAAATTAGGTGTAGCACTTTGTGCACTCTTACCTTGCGCGGAAGTCTTTGTTACCGCTACTCTTAGTTTTTGTCCATTTGCTGCCAGTGCTTCTATGTCACTCATTGGCATAATTGAATTAACAATCTTCATTCTTTTTTTTTTACTCGATAATAATAGTACCTGCTGCTTCACTCAATAGGTCTTTCAACAGGATTGTCTTATTCTCACCACCTGAGACAATGGCTATCATATCATCTTCAGATACTTCTTCTGTTACCTCAAACTCTGTATCCTTGACTCCCAACTGAGCCAATTTGTCTCTAATTTCTTCTATTTGATTCTTAGTGAACATGTTACTCTATAATTACTTTAGAATCTTGACCTAATACAGGTTGCCACTCTCCATTGACAAAGTATAGCAACTTGCCATCCCTTAACCATAGATTCTCTATAAGAGGCTCTCTATTATGGGAAGCAACAACCTGTTTCTTTTTCATCATTTCCATACTACACCTCAATATAATCTACAAGGTACTGACCTGAGGATTGCTTCTTAATTGTAGTAAAGCACCCTCCATTAGCAGTGCCATCCGCACTATAACTACTATAGTGACAGTAGCACAATCTAGACGGTACTAAGTCAGGAGAGGAATTAGGGGCAATACCCTGTATTGGATACAAAGCATCATTACCAAAACCAGCACATTCACCACTCATGTAAATCACTTCTCCAGCATTCAACCTTCTACATATTTCAGGAGTGAAACCTGCTTCAACCAACTGCTCTTGTGTAACATTAGGACTACTGGATACCAACTCCATTAGTTTTGTACCTGTAGGTGTAAGCACTGCAACATTAGACTTACTCTCTAGTTTTACTATCTTTTCATTCAAAATCCTACCTTGGTTGGCTGATAGAGGAGCAGTTGTAGAAGGAGAATTTAAGGAGTTTATAACAGAAGAATTGAGGAGTAGTTCAGTAATACCTGCAAAATTTATAGAACTATCATCTTCAGTCTTGTAGGCTGCCCACGAATAAAAACAATTTGCTATGGAAACCAATATAAGTACATTATTACCATCGTAAGTAATTAGTGTAAGATTCATGTAAATAGTGTGATTAAAGTCACCTTCAATACAACCAATAATCACTTTACCACTTGAGGCAGCTTTTATAAACTCATCCCAATTCCCTACAATAGATTCTACGTCTGTTGTATACCATCCTTCTGTTGTTTGAAGGTTACCCGGTAGAACATATACATCGGAAGAGCCATTACCAGTAATGGCTTTCCAGCCATTACTAGTATAGTACTTCAACTCTCCATTATTAATCCAGAGGTCACTTGTACTTGGAGCTTTTATATCTTGTATAATATCTCTAAATCTTTTCATTGCTTATTATTGTTATTAGAAGTTGCTTTCTGCTTATTTATTTGTTTTTCCTTGAGCCTTGCATCAGTTTCAGCCTTCTCCTTATCATGCTCCAGCCTTTCCTTATCAAGCTTAAGTCTTAAATCAAATTCCCTTATCTGCTCCATTAGCTTGTCTTTAGCCTCTTGTGAATATTCAGGTTCTATTATACCATCATCTTCACTATTCTTGCTATAAGCTTGCATTTGTGCAATAATAATCTTTGTCTCATTATCTCTTTGGTTAAGAGCATCTTCCTGTTGCATCTTAGCCTGTTCCATCTGAGCCTTCTGTTCTATCTCTTGTTGCTGTACCTGCAATTGCTGTTGTTGAGCTTGAGCCTGTCTTTCTTGAATACTTCTTTCATCCTTTTCAACAAGTCTCTGCTTTTCAGCAAGTGAAGATGAACTGAATAACTTCATAATAGTTGAGAATGATAGAGTCTGGTTCTGCAATGCTGCCTGAGCTAAAGTATCAAGTTTTGAGTTTAATTCTTGAACACCATTGCTATTATCCACTACAAGACCATAATCAGCTTCTGCAAATTCATCACCATCTATCTCCATAACTCTTATTGAATTATCAGACAAGATATATTGGAACTTCTTGCTTCTGCCTCTTAATGCTATCTTAGCTGTTTCAAGCAAACACTCTAATGCCCTCTTCTTGACATCCTCATGTACTACAAATAGCCACTCTGTAATATGAGAAGACTGCATCATGCTTCTCTCTACTCCACCTACTGTCTCTCTATTACTTACCTGACCTTCTCTTTGCCTGGTAATGCCAGCAACTTCTGCCATTTCCATCTTGATAAACTCAAGAAGATTAATGTATTGCTGTATCTGATTACCATCAGAAGCTGTAATTACCCCAGTAGAAGCATTGTTTAATGCACCTGCAAGTTTACCTGTAGCTGCACCTACATTACCTTCATTGAAGCTATCTTCTACTGCAAGACCCATAGTCTTTGCATAGTATAACCATTTCTCTACATCCCATCCCTTAGGTTTCTTGGCAAAATCTAATCTCACCAATGAACCCCAGTTTCTTGCTATCAGCTTATTTAATCTATCATGTATTGCATCATACAAGTAGTTATATGGCTTCATCATATCCACCAAGCTGAATGGTCTGTTGTCATTAAGGTTATAAATAGAACCTACAATTCCAAAGTGACATCTTGAGGGGTTGCTTAGTCTATTGTACTGAACTACTCTTGGTCTCATATTGACATAAATGTCTGTGCCAATCTTAGTTCCTTCCCATGCTTCATTGATGTAGAATATCTGCTCTTCTTCTCCAGCATCCTTATCTATTACATAAGTCTCTGGGTAGAAGTTAAATACTTCTTCACCTGTTTGAGGGTCATAACTTCTTACCTTCTTAATCTTTCTTCTTGACTTCCAATATACTCTAAGTACTCTCAAGTTTCCTGCAACATCATAAGGAAGAAGTGAGTTATTAACCCCATCATATCCTCCTAATGGGTCCCAAAAGAATCCCTCTGTACTTATTTCATCCCCTATCATGTGATTATTGACAAAGCCATATCTCTCATCAATATTATCCATAGAGTCTGTAGCAGCTTGACCTACATGGTCAGGCATTTTCTCTATATACTCCATGTCTTTCTTTGTCAATACATCATAGTAGGTATCAATAACCTTGCCTGGACTCCAATAATCTTCGAGGATTATCATATCTGCATCCTCAATCTTATTGCTATATCCTGACTTAAAGATTCTTACTTTGAGTGGATTTAGTCTTTCAATAGTAGGCTCACCTCCTACAATATCACATTGATAAATCTCTTCACCAACTGCCATTGCATCCATGAACCCTTGATTGAACATTAAAGGAATATTCAACTCCTTTACATAGTGGTTAAGAAGGGCATTAGCCCTAATTTCCCTCATGTCCTGCCACTCATAGGTGTAGTAATCATTTATCTTTTCAAGCTCTTGGTTAGCCTCCTCTTCTGATTGAGAAGTATTAGATACCCATTCCTGTAGCTTCTGTAGTAATTCTTGCTTCTTGTTATTCTCTATCTCTGTAATAGCATTAGGGTTAGTAACTACTACTTTGAAGTCAAAAACTCTCTTACTTTCCTCACCTCTAAGCACATTCAACTTACTATTCATAATAGGATAGTGTTGGATTCTATCAGGTATGAAACCTGCCTGTAGCTTCTCAGGATTCAGTATCATCTCAAGGTCACTCATATGAAGCTTGCCATTAAGAAGGTCATATGCAATTTTTTTATGTATAACACTTTTCCTTACAAGATTATAATTAAAAAATGTCTTAGACTCAGCAAAGTCCAAATGCTTCTTTCTCCACCCCTTAGTCTTTTTATTAAAAGGCAGATTTTGAGGAGGCAATTGACAAAATTCACTCATACTTATATTTCCATTTATATCCCCCTGCCTTTTTAGTCTTTCCTTTCAGGCAGTGTACAATTGCTGACTTGGAAACACCAATCTCCTCAGAGGCTTCCTTAATTGAATTAAATTCTTTTATAAACTCTCCATCTAAATTAAATTGAAGTATTATTTTTCTATGTGCTAACAAGGTATTCTCACTTGGAGCTTTCCCAAATAAAGGACTATCTTTGCCTTTTCTAAGCCTATATTTAGCTAGCCAAGGCATATCTTTTGCATAATGACCAAGAGCCTTTCTTGTAGAAACTCTTTTCTCTATAGTTTCTTTTGATGGATGTTTGCCATACATGGAGGCTTTACTACCTACGTATTTTCTGAGCTTATTCTTAGTATATTCACTAACTGTTCCTACGCCTTGTCCACCATTAGATATATTGTAGCTTAGCCCTTTTCTCTTGTAATGTCTGATAAGATATTGTTCCAAAACAATTGCTCTATCTTTGGAGGTTTTACACAATATAATATGCTCAAAATTATTCCAGCCATACTTTAGAATAGCCCTATTCATAATTTCACATTTTATGTAGCCCTTTCCTTCTCTCCATCTATTATTAACAGCCATAGAAGTTATTCCTACATAGACTTTATTATTTGTCTTATTTATATGTAGGTATACTATGTACTTCTCTTCCATATACTTCAATCTAGTTACTTTGCAAAGTTAAATAAAAATATAATCCCATGCAAGTATATAAGTAATTTATTAACCATTAGTCTCCATTTTTACTAAATTTACTGCCTAAACCTAAAGTCATAGTTCCTCTTGAAGAATGGGTCATTACCATCATAGCTATTATTAGCCCTCTCCTGCTTTTCCTTACTAACATCTCCTTGGTATCTTATCATTCTATCTTCTCTTAGAAGCATCAACATACCCATAGCAGATATTCTATCGAAGTTACCCTCAGAGTTGTAATTAATAAGCTCCTTCAGCAGTGCTCTGTTCCTCACAGTAAATAGTCTTGGAACCATTACCTCTTTCTCTTCTCCATCAATAGTTTGCATAATAGGAACTGGAGCTAATAGCCAGCTTCTCAATCTACTCCTTGCATAAGCATTAATGGCAGGAGAGGCATTAGTACCTTTTGACTTGTTACCATAGCCATCTTTCATCATCTGCTTTTCCTTTAAGAAATCAAGAACATCTGTAAGAAGATAGAGACTATTTCTTGTCGAGAAGTGAGAGAATAGACCTTTTTTATTGTACTCATAGTTCAGCCTGCCATTGTAGAATAGACAAAGCTTTCTACAAATCTCATAGTAATCATCAGCAAAAGGAGGTCTTCCAGTGTATTCAGCTACTATCCTATCTGTCCATAAATCCAGTACAAATATAGAACCTAAAGACATAGTATTTGATTCATCATCATCATAAGGGTCAGCACCTAATATATACCTATCATTGTATGGCTTACCTGTATTCCTATCAATCTCAGGTAACTGATATATTTCAATAGCACCCTCTATCTTATTATCCTTATGTGGGAAATCCCTAATAGGTGTAGCAGAGGTAGGTTTATACTCCACCTGACCATCTTTATTGAATACCAAATCACCTACATATACATCATCATATTCTGTAAGATTAGCATCCAATTGACCTATTCTTTCAGTCAAGTCAGCTACAGGGAACATGTTTACACCTGTCTTCACAATAGCTTCAGCAGGTGTAATAGGAACCTCAGCAATAGTCTTGATAATAGTATTAGGGTCAGTAGAATTATACTTTACCCTGTATCTGTTCATAAGAATCTCAATCAGTGCCTTGATAATATCAGATACCCCATCTTCATTGTAGCATCCTTTTCTGTTTACATAACCGGGGAAGAAGAACACAAAATAAGGCTTACCCTGATTATACTTATCAAACACATTAGGTAAGGCATACATATTGTAACCCCTTGGATTATACATGATTTCTTGGGCACCAGCAAAGTCTGATTCATTATCACCAGCAGTACCTAACATATAGATTTGTCCAAAGATAATATCACCATCCTGTACTGAAGGTAACAATACATTATATAGGTCTACAAGTCTAGGGAAAGTACCAAACTCCTCGATAAGAATCTTGGCAGCTCTCTTACCTCTCAACTTAGATTCATCATCCTTAGATGATACACCTAAGACTGTATTCTGAGTGCCTCTTTCAATATCCAACTCCATATCCTTATACCCCATTGTCCAAGTCATTTCCTGTAAAGAGTTCTTTAATCTCTTTCTTGGGAACTGAGTATTAGTTGCACAGAAGTTAGCCATATCTACAAACTTGTTGAGTACACCATCCTTGGTAAGGTACTCCTTCTGATAAGCAGTTACTATACCCTTTACTTTCTCATGTGCATCCTTATTCTCACCCACTACAAATATGTGATTGAGAATTGATGCAAGACTATATGACTTACCTTTACCTCTGGATGCAAGCTCAGCCATGTGCTGACCTCCTTCAAAGTTGTTGTAAAGGCCACCATTTGATGCTTGGTCTAAGCAATGGAATCTCCAATATATACCTTCCCAGCACTCAGGTAATGACTCTACTCTATCTGCCCTCTTTGACTTCCTCTTTTTACCATCCTTATCTTTATACTCCCTAATCTTGGATAGCATCATAGGAGAATAATTAAGGAACCAATACAAATATCCTGTAACCCATTCTCCATCAGATTCCCTTACATATCCATCCCAAATCCTTCTTCTCTCTTCTCTTATCCACTTACCATATTCACTATTAGGATTGGCATTAGGTCTAAGGTTGGTAAATGTACCATACTTCTCATAATGTATAGCAGATGGCCTGAAGTAATCCATATTCTCAAGTATATGGGGATTGACTAAATCTACAATAATTCTACCCTTATCATCCCTTGGCCTGTCTTTGGCATATTCTCTTGTAGGACTTATCAGTCTCTTGACAAACTCTACATTATTTATAATATCAAATAATTGGTCCTGAACTTCCTGAGGAAGGCTATTAACCAATTCCTCAGTAAGCTCAGTCTGATATTTGTTCATTTTAATCCTCTGAAATTCCATTATATTCTCCCCTTATGACTTCATCATAGAATGATGAACCTACCCAATTAAACAACATTTCAGATAATGTAACACTCATATCCTTATTCACAGACTCTTCCTGACCAGTAAGAGACCTTACTGTATGCTTTAGTGTAAGTACCTCATATGTCTTGAAATCTTTGACAAACCAAACAGTATACTTATAAGTCTTCAAAACCTTAAAAGTACTATGTGGGATAATCTCTCTTTGCAAAACCAAATGGCCTGTAGTCTGAATGTCTAAAACTTCTCTTCTTCCCTTAATATGATTATTAAGTCCCTCTATAAAGTGTTCTAACATAATTATATTGCTAAGTCATCTTCAAATATTGTCTTCTCTCCTGAACCTCTCATCTTTCCTGAGTTTCTTATTTCTGAATTGAGGGCCTTTTCTGCTTCATCCAAGTCCTTGACAAGTGGAGTAATCTGCTTTACAATGCTGGTAATCTCCTTAAATTCCTTTACTTCAAGACTGTCAAAATCAATGCTCCTAAGCTTTGCCCTGAACTTATCAACCATGAATCTCGTGTCTTCAAGAAGTAAAGCGGAGATTGGCTTAAAGGACATGTAAAACTCCATAGCATCCTTTACTACTTTATCAGGCTCCCATTTGGGAGGCATACCTTCTCCCTCTTTAATAGCTTCCTTTCTCTCATCCTCATCAACAAGATATTGGTAATCACTTCTAGGGTCACAGAAAAAATATATAAATCCCAATTCTGCGATTGCCTTATCCTTGTTAACAGTCCTATCTCTTTGCCAAATTTGCTTGAATGGCTTTAGGGCAAGAGCTTCCTCAGATATTATTATCTTATATCCTTCGTATCTGAATAATTTTATCATAAAGTATTGGTAAAAAAAAAGAGTATCAGAATAGTATTCCTGATACTCTTTTGTATTATACAATTAGTCTTTTCTTGTCTGGTTGGATAATTGGAGATGGAGTAGGGTCAGGAACTTCTTCCCACTCCTCTACCACAAAGTCTATATCCCTGTCTTGAAGGAGTAGACATTGCTGTCCATCCATTTCAACAACATCAAAGTTGTATTTGATAACTGGATTATCAGTTACAATTCCATCTTTTAGTGTACCTTCTCTATGCTGTTTGACTGCATATCTTGTTGGGTTTATGCAAACCAAATCTCCAACCTTTATATTCCTTACTGAATCTCCCACTGCAAGAACAGTCTGGTATTCTTTTAACCCTCCTTGCTGTTTTGTGGTATCAATAAGTCCACCTTCAGTCACTACATCATGCTCATACTTGTTCATAGTAGTGATAAGTGCAGTGAACATTGGCCTTATCTTTTTAACCTTTAGCATTTCTTCTCCCTTAACTGTTTTATAATCTTAAACCTTTTCTTAACTCCCAACATTCTATCATAGGTACAAGTCAACTTACCTAATGAAGGAATATTAAAGTTTGTTTTCAACTTAGCAAAATCCTCCTCATCAATATCTTCCTTTAATGGCAAGGATTGTATGGATTGGTTAATGAATAACCAAAATGCCCTGTATGTTCTATCTACTAGCTTAGCAGGCAGGTTCAACTCACTGGAAACCTTACCAATTATATCAGAATATATCATTTTAACTCAAAGAGTAATAACAACTGGAAGGCATCATTATCTGCATTGATATTAGGGATGAATTTGGGATTTATCTTGCCATCTACTATGACTTTGTTCTTCCTTAATTTACCCAAAATTACTTGAAAGTGTGGAAGAGTAATATTACACTCTTCCCTCACCTTCTTCTTTGTATCCTCACTCATTGTAACCCTATCAAGTATTTCACTGTCCTTGATAACTTTACTGAGTTCATATCTTTGCTTCACAAAAGATGCAGCAACATCTATCTCTCTTTTGGTTAACTTATGAAAAGGTTCTAGGAACATGAGCCAATACCTGAAGAAGCTTTTGTCTAGAGAGCATGGTACTCTTGCTATATTATTAGGCTTCTCCATGATGATATTTACTTTTCTTCCTTACCTTCTTCCTTGGTGTCCTCCTCAGGAATCGCCATTATATTTTCAATTTCCTCTGTACACTTATTCAAGAAATCCGGCTTAAATGCGTGACCATTTTCTACCACCTTAAATAAATAGTTAAGTCTTTGGAATGTATTCTCCAGATTAGATTTCTGAAGGCTCATGTACAACTGCTTAACTTGTTCACTCAATTGATGAGCCACATTCTCCAACTGTTCATAACTCATCTTAGATGGCTGTTCCTGCCTAAGTTCTTCCTTTTCTCCCATATCATTTTATATTTAATAGTTTTCCAAATATTTGTGTCCGTACCTGTTCCTGTAATTAGTCTCCCACTCTTCTATTGAGCACTCCCCAATATCAGTAGAGCCACACTCATCACAATAATCCGAATCCTTCATCCTAGGTACAAATCTCACCTTCAAGGATAAACAATGCTTGCAATATAGAACAGGCTCCTCATTATAGGTATTCTGCCCTTCTGTGTTTGAGTTGCTCATATATTGACTTCTTTACTTCATTCATTACTCTGCTGTGGTGCCCTTTCCTTCTGCTAGTATTAGCTCTGTTATTGAAAGGTCTCTTAGGACATATAGTGCCTGAAGGAGATACTAACCCTCTTCTTATGGCTCTCCTAATTGATTTAAACTTACCAACAGCTCTATAATCTCTTAAATTAAGAGTCTCTGTAAGTGGGTTCTCTACTGTAAGCGAGTCCTCTACTATATCTGCCTTGTTTCCCAGATACTTCTTGAACTCCTCCTCACTCATCAATGCTCTCTCTACTAAATTAAGCTTCTCCTCCATAATAGTATATTAATACATACTGACCTCTTTCCTCTAAGAGAGAGACTATATCTTCTCTTTTAATCCCTAAGGAATTGGCTTCCTTCACAATTCCCCTAAGATTATCAGCAGTCAAAGCATGCATAATCTGATGCACTTCTTGGCCCTTCTCTATCTTAGTCCTTGTCATTCTACTCTTTTCCATATCAATTTAAACTAGTTGCGGAGAAGTGAATCGAACACTTGGAGTCCAGCTTATGAGACTGGATTGAATACCAATTCTCCCCGCGATGTTAGAGTGGGATAACAGACTCGAACTGTCAAATTAACCTTGGAAGGGTTACATGTTACCATTACACTAATCCCACATTGAGTAGATAATCAGACTTGAACTGACCCCTTGACATTGGCAATGTCATATGCTACCGCTAACACCATATCTACAAGAGCCTAAGATTTGGGTAACTGGTACTTAGGCATTGCAAGTATCACCTTAACTTGCACCCCTAATCACCTACATCTACTGAACTCTAATTTTAGTTTCAGCTTTTTAATTTAAGTTGGCGCAGGTCAGCTCCTGCTAGATTTACCTAGTAGCATTAGGTGTTACTCTCTCACTGTAGGTAAGACAGCTTTTAGTAACTTGTGAGTCCCCTAAAGGATTTGAACCTTCTCTTCTTGTTTACAAGACAAGCTTGCTAACCATTAACACTAAGGGGACGGTGTCTTAATATGGTCTTATATCACATAAGTGGAACAAGTAATCATACTTGTTGATGTTCTGAATGAAAGTCTCACATTCTGAAGTAATACCCTTATAGATAACATCCTGTGGTATCTTAGCATAAAATGCTAAGGTGGCAGATTTAACCTCTGCTATAAATGTGTAAGCATTCAATGCATCACTTGAAGTGCCTTTGATAGCATTAGGTTGCATCTTACCTAGGATGCCCATGTAACCTTCTGCAAGACTATCTTGGTAGTCTGATAGGATTTCAAGGAACTCATCAAGATATACATGTATATTCTTTTTAGGAGCTGCCCAATGTAGATTCTTACATTTAGTCTTCCAACCTTCAATCTGATTCAAGAAATCTATGAATAGTTGTGAAGAACTGGATAACATATCCCTATCTGATTCTATCGGAGTAAATAAACTCTCTTCCTCAAACATATTCTCTTATTTTAATAATGCAAAGTTAAGTAAAACTTATGATATAACCAAGCATTTACTTAATTATTTTCAAATTATTTTTAGTACCCCCTAAGAGACTCGAACTCTTACCTTACTATTACTTCAGCATAGCTTCTAAGGCTATTGTGTCTACCTGTTCCACCAAAGGGGCATTAGGTGGGTACTCAAAGAATCGAACTTTATTCTTGAGATTTTCAGTCTCACGCAATGTCACCAGACCTGCCCAGTACCCAAATGACTTATTTGCATCTCTACCTGCATCACCTTCCATAAGTCAAGGACTTTGATTTCTATTGAAGTGGGGCAGAAAGGAATCAAACCTTAAATAGCACATGGCAGAGGATTTACAGTCCTCTTTAATTCATCACATTAAAGCTACCCCTAATTAGTTTACCTCCAAATGAAGGGTTATTCCGGTATTGGAATAGACCCTGTAGGAGTCATCATCTGACTCTTAGCAATGATTCTTACATAAACATTACCAGCTTTCTTAATAAAAGAAAGAACTCTTCTCATAACTGTAAAATTTGGAGTTAAACAATTATGTTTCCCCACTAGGAGTCGAACCTAGTTCCAGAGATTAAAGGTCTCTAGCATCACCACCAATGCTTTAGGGAAATGAGTGTTCCCACTGGGACTTGAACCCAGAGTCCACAGTTTAAGAGACTGTTGCTTTAACCAATTCAGCTATAGGAACATTAGTACTCACTAATGGACTTGAACCATTGACCTTGAATGTATAAGATTCCTGCTCTAACCTACTGAGCTAAGTGAGTATATTAAGGCATTAACCTAGTTCTGATGAGTGGACTCGAACCACTAGCTACTGCCTTATGAGAGCAGCCTTCTACCATTGAAGTACATCAGAATATAGTTGGCACACAAGGAATTGAACCTTGATTACTACCTTATCAGAGTAGCTTCCTGACCATTAGAAGATGTGCCAATAATGCAGATTCTAAAGGAATCGAACCCATAACTCTTCTTTTGGAGAGAAGTGTTTTGCCAATTAAACTAAGAACCTAGAATTTGCGGGGATAAAAAGAATCGAACTTTTATCTCTTGGTTAACAGCCAAGTGCATAGACCTTCTAGCTATATCCCCATTAGTTGCTCCTATAGGACTCGAACCTATGACCTTTTCCTTGTAAGGGAACTATTCTGAACCACTGAACTAAGGAGCATTGATAGGGCAGCTTCTTTAACCTCTAACTGCCCAAAAGAGGGTTCAAGCAAAGCTTAGTATTATGAAAAACAAGAAAACAATGTGGAGCAGGTGGGACTCGAACCCAATCTTCCAGAGTGCAAATCTAGCGCATTATCCATTTATGCTACCTCCCCATTAATGATTAGTAGGGAATAAGAGACTCGAACTCTTGACCTCAGCATCCCAAATGCTGCATCCTAACCTAACTGGACTAATTCCCTATTTTTTATTATTTAGCGGAGAGCAGTGTACTCGAAACACATACATTTTATTGTACTCACCCTTTAGCAGAGGGGATTGCTACCTCAGCAATTTACTCTCCATATTGCTCTTATCAAATAAGTAATCTCTATAATCTCTTTGATTTGTAGCTGTTTTGACCACTCTAAATGGATATGTAAATGATATTGAAGATTTATTACTTATTTCACTGAATGGTACTATTAATAATAAATCCAATACACTATGATACAGTACAAAATAATCTACCTCCTTATCAGTATAATTATGTACTTTATATCTGTTTCCAGTGGTTACTACTATTGACCTAAGGTTCCAAGTTATTATGGATTGCTCACTTATAGCAGCAGTAGTTTTACATTGTATCTTGTTTAGTTTACCATTAAATTCAGCTATTAAGTCTGCTGATTCATTGTCACCAAATGGTATATAAACAGGGATACCTAATTCTACAAATTTAGCTAAAGCTTTAGCTTCTCCTATATTACCTATTCTTTTGCTATTCATGCGGAAAGATGAGGTCCCGACCCCCAAACATTTTACTGTTCCCTTAGTTTTCAAGACTAGGCTGAATCCCATTCAGTTACCTTTCCATTTGCCTAATCACCGCTGTGATATAGGACTTTCTTATAAACGGGGCAGATTATGAGGGAATTGAACCCTAGCCTTCACATTGACAGTGTGATATGCAGACCACTACACCACATAATCTATTAGTAGGGAAGTAAGGATTTGAACCTTATCCTTAGCCTTGAAAGGGCTATGACCTAACCCATAGTCTACATCCCCATAACAAGTACCCCCTATAGGAATCGAACCTATATTCTAAGTTTAGAAGACTTATGTACTGTCCTTTGTACTAAGAGGGCATCTTCTTGTTGTCTTGGCAGGACTCGAACCTACAATGTGGGGACCAAAGACCCATGTGTTACCTTTACACCACAAGACAAAATAAAGAAAAAGAAGTACTACCTTTATGTTAGAAATACGCAAGTATGAACAGATTATCAAGAAAAAAAAAGGTAGTACTTCTTTAATCCTAAAACACATTTCTTATCTTCTTCTCTTTGACACTGCAAAGGTAAGTATTATTTTTCAAATAACCAAACTTTTTCCCAATTATTTTAAACCCAAAGTATCATTTTCTTGTCTTGAAGGAGTAAAGAGGGTTAAATTATTCTTTATTTATATACTTCTAAGTAATTCCTGCTAACCTATTAGCCCACCTTTCTGTGTAGAATTTATAATAATCCCATTTAATTCCAACTTTTCTACATAAGTGAAGAGATATATTATTTAGTAATGATGGAATGCCTATTATTATTAGGTATAAGGGGCCTAGTATATCAGACTGTTTACTATGTCCTAACTCATGTTTAATGGATTTCTCAGAAGAATGTGGGCGTATAAATATAAAATCTCCTAAAGATATAGAGGAGGGTAATAATGTATTGATAATAAAAATTCTGCTATCTATGCCTTTCTGTATAGAATATGAACATATTACACCCTCTAAGCATAATGCAACAAAACTTTGTGGAAATTTCCACACCCATCTTAACAGTTTCTCCTTTAATAATTCTTTAGTTATTCTCATAAAAAATCTACGTAAGTATAATATTCATTATTAAATGTTGGAGTATCATTATATATTTTTTTAAATAACCAAGGTATTGGTAGGTAAGTATGCCAACTTCTGCCATCTAGAGGTAGAAAACCTTGTACTGTCTTTATAGACAAGTCTACTTTCAGCATATCATATCTACATTTAATTCCTTGGGAATTTTTACCATATTTTACTGCTAAATATTGCCAAGTTATATTAGGGTATTTCTTTTTTATATATTCATAGTATCCTATGAGAGATTGGTGCTGTAGGAAGGTATTAGATTTGCCCTCATATGTTAAGGATACTAAACAGTTTCCATAATTATTTATTTGGTTTAATATAGATTCTAAAGTTCTCTTTGATGACCAAAGGCCATGCTTACATATAACAACTTTATCCTTATCTTGTTTAAATCTTATATCAAACATTGTGCAACCTGCATTATATTGCTCTTCTATAGTTTTTGACTGTGTCTTAGAGAAGGGAGTAACTAACCAACTTAATATTCCTTTGCCCTTCTCACCTGTGGCACTATTATGTGTTCCTATTAATAAATTTCCCATTTTTATTATTTGTAATTTTATCCTATTACCCTTTATTCCAACAGAATCTAGAATTATCAAACCTTTTCTTAAAATATAAAGAGACCCTGCCAGCATTATGGCTTGCATCCTTATAATCAGTCTTTTACCCCGTTTATATATTATTAGTTCTCACTCTGTGTTATCTCTGTAGTCTTTTACACCACCCTTGAAGACTTGGCCTAAAGCTCGGCTAAATACTTATTTGTAATCCTCTTCAAGTGGGGCACTTGCCTGTAGCCTTCTTAGTATCCTTTACTTTCCTAAGCTGCTGTGCCCAAGTAAACTCCTGATTACAGGGGGTCATCTATGCTTTTAAGAGTTGATGATTCTCTATCCTGAAGTACTTGCTACTCCAACACGACTGCAAAGGTAAGTAAAAATTTTGATATATGCAAATATATAAATGAAAAATTTACTGCACAGAAAATAATTTTTTTTTTTCTAATTTTTTTTTTCTATTATATTTCTAGGAGTGGTGTATAATAACCTCATCACTCCCCCATAGTTTTTGAGATTGGGATATACCCCCGTGGAGTTGAAATGATACATTACTCCTCCTTATTATTTGATTTAATTAAATATTGTAAATTATGGAAAGAAAATTCACAAAAGAAGAAATAGCATTTGTTAAATGTGCTATTGCACAGAAGTCTGAAAAGTATGGAAAGCAAGTGAAAATCCTTACTACTTATGGAACTATATGCTTCATGCCTATTTATGAAGATAGTACTATTGAAACAGGTGATATTCTAGACTTATCTAAGTGTTTAATTATAGATGAAACTTATATTAAATAGCTCATTACTTCTCCTTATTATTTGAATTTATTATTAACTTAAAACCTTGTGGTGTATAGGCTAACCACATATATATTATGAATATCTTTAGTTCTTTGAGAGTTTATGCAGGTAAATGGGAAGTTAAATCTACTAGAGAGTTTACTGAAGAGGAAATTAAGGCTGTAGTTCAGGCTGTTGTTGTACCTTCTCAGTATGGTAATTCTGTTCAGTTCACTATGGTTGGTGGTGGATTGACCTATATTCCACTAGACCAGAATAGTACTCTTGGCTCTGGTGAATTGGTTGATTTAACTAAGGCTAAACTTGTGACTTTAGGTAAGTCAGGTGAGAATGATATTTATAGGGTAAGTATTTAATACTTGCCTTATAAATTATAAAGGTGAGGGTCTTCCCTCACTTTTATTTTTATCCTATCTGGTTTCAGCAAGGTATTGCAAAAGCAATATATTATGGTAGAAGCAATATTATGGTGATAGAGATAATCAAGACTATTATTATCCTCTTCAAGACAATGATTATATTGTATAAAGAATGGCAAGGTAGAAGCAATATTATTATCTCATAACTATTATCTCAAAGCTCTATTACAGCAATATATTATCAGCATGGCTCATTACTCCTCCTTTGTTCTTGACACACTGAGGTTAGTTATCAGTTATATCATATCATATATGTGATATTAGTATAGCTCATTACTCCTCCTGTGCCTTTGCAACTCCACAATAGTTGCATTTTAGCATTTATCATTTAACATTTATCATTTAACAGGTGTGCCAGATACCAAAATAAATCCAAAGGGCATTGGTAAGTTTGTATGAACATTTTCTCAACTCTCAGAACTTATGCAGGAAAATGGAGTGTTAAATCTTCACGAGCATTTACTCAGGAAGAAATTCAGGCAGTAGAGTCTGCAACAGTAGTACCATCACAATATGGCAACTCAGTTTGCTTTATGATGGTAGGAGGAGGACAGACTTATATTCCTCTTGCTAATGATGCTACTGTAGGAGTTGGAGAATCTATTGATTTGACCAAGGCTAAACTTCTCACATTGGAGAAGGGGGGTGAGTCAGATATTAATAGAGTTTCTATCTGATAGCTGAAAGAGAATTATAAGGTGGGATGAACACAATCTCCTACCTTATACCTTCTTTTTTACCTTGTGTTATAAGCAACAACATATATAATTTTATAGCTATATTTACTGAATACTATGTTAGCAATACATATAATTTGTACTTTAGTAATACTGGCAGCAGCAATAATTTATGAATGTAAAAACTAGAAATATACCTAAAAAACAATCAAATATGACTACAGATAAACAGAAAGCTGCTGTTCACTTTTGTGAAAAGTGGCTTAATGTCACATACAATGGTGATATTAACAATTTCCAACAAGTAAGTAATTTTCTCTCAGAATATTTAGAGGAAGCCAAACTAACTTATGAGGAAATTGCATGTGAGTATGAATCTTATTTATGGGACTTAATGGACTAAGTTATGGCAAGATATAGAGTAAATCCTAATGCAATATGTAGTTCAAAGAATTACAAGCAATCAAAGAAATTACACATGGATATGTTAAAGAGAAATCATGAAGTATTCATGGAAATGGTAATAAAGGGAGAAATAGTTATCAAGAGACAGGCATATATTAAGGTATTTGGTAACTTGATAGCTATTACTCCAAGTGAAGTAGTAAGATTTGAAAAGGAGATGACTATAATATGGAAGTAATACTATTCATAGTGGCTTTGGTATTCCATGCCATAATCCTCTACATTATATTTGATTACTGTAACAAATCTTAAATAAATATACAGTGACAATTAGAGAGTTATACATCTTTGCTCAGTCTCATGCTCTTCTTGACAAGAGTGTGGGACTGGTCATTGATGAATATATAAAGCACATCTCTGTGCATAATAATACCTTAGCTCATAGCAACATTATGAATAATCAAGGCAGTGAATCTATGAGTAAGTCTGACATAGACTATGAGAATAAGGTAGAGTTTAGTACAGAAGATGTGCTTGAATTATTTTCAACTTAACAAGCAATTAAACAAAAATGAACAAATTTAAGTTTATAATCAAAGGCATATTGTTATGGACAACAGGCTTTGTGACTATACTCTTTGTAGCAGGAGTAGATAGCATCTATGACAATGGATATTTCTTTCAGACTCTTATAGCTGTTGTAGTGATGATATTCTGTTGCTATAAGCTAATCTCAGAGGAAGAGTTTGAAGTATTGTCTTTATACAGATGGTTTAACAAAATAACAGGAAAGGTAATTTGATTATTTTTAGGTAAAGGATTTTTAGTTCGGGTGACATATTGTCACTACAGGTCAGAGGTTCGTGAGAATATCTGACCTTTTATGATGTCTCCATGGCTCAATTGGATAGAGCAACAAGTTAGAAGTAACATGGCTCCTTAGCTTAATGGATAAAGCAACTGCCTTCTAAGCAGTTGAGTCCCAGTTCGAGTCTGGGAGGAGTCACTGTTAGCAATTAGAGTGGACAAGTCTATGACAGTTAGCACATAACAACTGACATTTAGATAGTTCTTCTCTAATCTTTGAATCAGAGAATAGTCTGAGTTTGGACCAACTATACTCCTTAGTATTGGGGTTTGTATGGTGGAAGTCAAAGATAGCATAATTTGAATCATTGAGTCTAATGTGACAATGTTCACATTCACCTCCAAGAAGTTCAACATATTGTTTCTTTCTCTTTATCCACCTATCTGTGCATAGCTTATTAAAGCACTCTTTGCACATACTCATAACTCCGCCTTTATGCCCTTCTTGTGGGTAAAACTCACTTAGGGGCTTTTCTGATTTGCATTTAGAACATACTTTGGTTTCCATACTTATTTCTATTTATGGTACAAAGGTAGGAAAAATATTCCTATCTAACAATACTATAAGTAAAATATTTATGTCTACCCAAAGAGACTTCTAATCTGTAGGTTGTGAGTTCGAGTCTCACTGGAGATACAATGTCTATTTAATCACTATTTCCTGACCATGCAATGACAAAATGACTGAAAATGTGATGCTTATAGGAAAGCTATAACCACTTGTGATGCAATGACCAAATGTGGGGATATAAAGAAGGGTTACGTGACTTTGAATACAAGAGTTTCAACATGAAAAGCTGTATGACTTTGTTAGGACATTCTTTCAATATGAAATGAATCCATTATATTTATACTAGATTAGTATATAAAACACTATATCATGTTACAGAACAAAATGAATAATCAAATTATCAAATGAGTACACTTAGAAAATGGACTGAGGATGAAGAGAAAGTAGTCATCAGTAAAATTGAGGAAAATCCTAATAACTTGCAAAAAGCATTTAGGGAAGCATCACTTGAAATTGGCAGAACTCCTGCTGCTATTGAATATAGATGGTATCAAGGAGGACTAAGAGAGAGGAGTGGTAAGCTCTTTATGACTTATGGGAGAAAAGGAACACTCAATAGTAATAGGAAGAATGTATCAAGCAAGACTTCTGACAATACTATAAGAACAAGAAAAAGTAAGTGGAGAAGAGTACTTGATATATTATTTGAATAAACAAAATAATAAGATGAGATATGCAATTGGTAGCATATCAGAGATATCTGAAGAAGATTAATAAACATGAGTGAAATCAAGTTAAGTCTGAGTATTGAGCTTCGAGGAAGCACAATGTTCAGCAAGGAGGAGTGCCTTAAAACAACTCGAAAAGTCATTGAGAGAAAAACCAAATCCGGTAAAGTATTCAAAAAGACCATCTATGTCCAAACTGAAGATTTGGACAAGATGACCAAAGGCTCTGTGAGGATAACTGATAAGAATGGGAAAAATCCCGAGATTATCACTTTCCACACTAGAAAATGTAAACCGGCTACTCAGACTATCAACATGAGTAAGGAGGCTTATGAGTACATGATTAGCAAGGATTCTTGTCCTTCATGGTCTAAGCCTGGCAAGTGGGCTGCAATGAGTGAAAAGGAAAGACTTGAAGCTCATTTGCAGAGAACAGTAGAACATCTTGGAGGTGTATCATATACCTATCAAGTGTTTGAGGACTAACTGGATATGTTCTCATAGTAAGGGCAGGGGTACTAATAATACCCTTGTCCTTCTTTTTTTTTTACAACCTCTGAATAAGCAGGATAAAACTAAGAGACTATGGGATATGTTCCTAAATTTATACATCTTGACCATTTCATTAGTGTAGAATATCCATTTGGTGTCCATTGGAAGCATAGCTACATACAACAGAGTGCAGAAGCAATCTTCAATACATATAAAGAGGACATTGAGGAAGGTACAAGCATAACCTTTGTAGTAAGAGGTACATCAGGAGCTATGATTGCAGGTGCTATGCTTAATGAGTTACACAACATTAACCCAACTACTAAGACCTACATCCTGATTGTCAGGAAGGAAGAAGATACAAGTGCTCATTGTTCTTCATTAAGAGGAATTGATGAGGTTGGTACTACAAGGTTCATAGTTGTGGATGACTTTATATCATCAGGTGATACTATTAGGGCAATTATACATGATTTAGATGGGTACTTTGAGGTAATTCCTCATCCTACTAACAAGTATGATATGCTCTGTGTAAGTAACTTCATTGATGCAAAGGCATTAAAGAAAAACTCATGTGATAACTATATGAAATGGAAAGAAATTTGTTCAAGATTTGAGTATGTAATATGTTGTCCTAAACCAGAATAATATGATGGTATATAATGTATTACTCCTCATTGCTTTATGTGTTTGGGTTATTATAATGTACAATAGGTATCTTCCCAGAATTGATATAGTCATATTAAGGAATAAATACATTGTGCTATTATGGTATAACAAATGGTATTGGAGTGGGGAGTGTAAGAGAACTTACATAAAACTGTTTGAAATATGATAGAATCATTATTCTAAAGATTATCTAACTATGTATTTCCGACTAAAGAAGGAGACTAAAGTCTCACTGACTAAGCAATATAAGTTTAACAAAAAAAAAAAGCATGAAGAAAGTAGATTATGGGTAAAGTAGTAGTAAAAGTTGCTGTATGGTTTGTAATCTTCATTATCCTAATAACCTTAGGACTTGAAATGATTTCAGCACCTAATACCATTGAGAATGTGATAGGATTCTTTATGGTAGTGGCAACATTATATCTATCAGTCAGAACAAAGTGTTTAACAGTAATTAAATTAGAAAGAAAACATGAAAAGTAAATTGATTTTGGGACTTCTGTCCTTGTTTATGGTGTTCTCAATGACATCATGTATGGAGAAGGTAGATGCAGGTTGTGAAGGCATCAAGGTGAATCTGTATGGCAGTGATAAGGGAGTGGATGATGCTTCTTTGGTAACTGGCATTGTGTGGTATAATCCTTGGACTACCACAGTATATGAGTATCCTACTTATGTACAGACCATTGACTATGAGCCATTTACAATCAATGCAAAGGATGGTTCAGAGTTCACTGTAGACCCTACTGTATCATTGAAGATTATTGATGGTAAATCACCTGCTGTCTTTAAGAAGTACAGAAAAGAGTTGAATGAGGTAATCAGAGGTACTCTGTATAACTATGTAAAGGATGCCTTTAGAATCCAGCTCAATAAGTTTACTACTGATGATATTGTAAGCAAGAGGGATAGTATTGAGAATGCTATTGAAAGGTACTTAACTCAGGCACTTGCCAAAGAGAACTTTCAGTTGGAGCAGCTAACCTCTGGTCTCAAATATCCTCAGACTATTGTAGAGTCTGTAAATGCCAAAAATAAGGCTATTCAGCAGGCTATGCAGGTAGAGAATGAGGTTAAAGTGGCAGAAGCTCAGGCTAAGAAACTTATTGTAGCTGCTGAGGCAGAGAAGAAGGCCAATGAGTTAAGGCAGCAAGCACTTACCCCTGAAATCCTTGAGAAGATGTGGATTGAGAAATGGGATGGGACTGTACCAACAGTAATCACTGGTGGGAATACTTCTACATTTTTGGATTTAAGTAAAATAAGAAAATAGTATTGAATAGTACTACTAAAATGTAGGAACATCACCATAGAGGATGGTAAATATAGGGTAAGAATTGGGGGTCATTCCTTTGGTAGATATAATACCTTAGAGGAGGCTCAAGAGGTAGTAAGAAGGGAGAGAAAAAATATATTTCCTTTATCCTCTGAGTTAGACAACAAGATTACTATATAGTTACCTGTATATGGTCAGGTTCCTACAATCTTTAAAGATATTAGCAAGTGATGTGGATTATATCAATTCTTATCATACTTTTCACTATTTGCATCTTGACAGATACAAATGTTGAAAAGTATCGTAGGATAAATGGAGAGATGCAAATAGTAGAGACATATAAGATAGGAGTACCTCTATGGGCAATCTTGGTCATTGTTCTATTGGGCATTGTTCCTTAGCTTAATGTAACTCTATTTGGAATCTTTATTATATTTTATTTCATATTCTCATTAGAGGAGAATTGGGGTGAACTTGACAACGAAGCCATAGTATTTTCATTGGATGGAGGTAACATTATCACAAAATGCCTACTGAAAATCAAGAAGCTACTATGTTGGAAAGTATGAAATAGTAAAGAGAAATTGAGCAATGACTAGAGAAGAAGTGAATAGCTTAGCTTTGTCTAAGATAGACAAAGCTAAGTATCTTATCTTAGAGCTTATTACTGGGATGGGGAAGACCAAAGTAGCAATAGACCTCATTAATCATATATGTGATAGGGTATTCAGAAATGATGAAAGCCCTACAAGTATCCTGATACTTGTATCTAAGACTGTGCATAAGCAGACTTGGAAGGATGAGATTGAGAAATGGGGAGGTATCAAGTCTGACTATATTACCATTGAATGCTATGAGTCACTAAAGAACTATGAGAACTCATACTTTGATGTAGTAGTGGCAGATGAGATGCAGCATTTGTCAGAAGCAAGAATTGATGTATTGGAGACTATCCATATCAATGAGTCTTTCATTGGATTGTCTGCCACTATTAAGAGAGACATGAGGGATTATTTCATTTACAACCACAAGGCTGAGGTCATTAAGTGTGGTCTCAAGGAAGCTGTAGAAGATGAAGTACTACCTGAGCCTACAGTATATCTACTGCCTTTGACTTTGGACACTACTAATTATACCTATAAGGTTAAGAAGTTTGGTCGTGATATAATCACCACTCAGAAAGGTTGCTATGATAGTATCTCTTCACTTATAGAGTGGTACAAGAATAAGTACTTTAACTCAAGGAATGAGAGAATAAAGAATTTATGGCTTTCTACAGCTGGCAAAAGATTGAAATGGTGTGCTGAACAGAAGGAAGCCCTTGTACTATCTCTTCTTGACAAGTTCAGGAATTACAAGACTTTGACTTTCTGTAGTAGTATTGAGCAGTCAGAGAGGTTAGGTAAATACAATATCACCTCAAAGAATAAGGCTTCAGTGAAGAACCTTGAAATGTTTAATCTTAACAAGATTAAGCATATTACTGCCTGTAACATACTCAATGAAGGTGTGAACTTGACTAATTGTAGGATAGGTATATTCTGCAACTTGAATAGTTCGGAGATTGTAGTAAAGCAAAGAGTTGGTAGAATACTTAGACACAAATCTCCTATTATCATTATACCTTATTTCAAGGATACAAGGGAAGAGGAACTTGTGCAGAAGATGATAGAGGAGTATTCAGAAGAGTCTATAGTTACTATTAACAATATAAATGAAATAACATTATGAAAACTAGAGTTAGAACAACATCCAAATTTATTGTAAAGCCAGAAAACAAAGTGGTTGTATGTAACATGTCAGTTGATATGCAACTTTTTGATTCTAAGTTATGGAATCATATAGACCCTGCTTGGTGGGCAACCAAAGCTCCTATGGTAAATGACTTTGGAGAGTTCATAGTGACAGCTAAGGCAAGATGCAACTCTGATGATACCTTTGATGAGGCTACTGGCAAGAAAATTGCTGAATCAAGAGCTAAATCCAAGGCATTCAAGACTGCTAAGAATGTGTGGGACTGCATTGCAAAAGGCTTTGTAGAAAATGCTAAAATGGCAGAGGTAATGACTAAAAACTGTGCAGCAGTAGAGGAAATTGAAGTTAATCATGTGAAAAAGCTATCAGAATGAATTATGTAATCAATGAAGATATTTGTAAGAAGAAAGGCATGGATTTACCTTCTCTTCTTGCAGTATTGCTTGTTAAGACTGGAGTAAACATTACTGAGCTGTTTAATGACTTGGTTAATAAAGAGGTACTGGTAAAAGATATGTTCTCTGAAGGTTTCCTAGTTACTCAAAGGTGGGATAGTATATGCTCTGATATATTACTTAGTGCTGATACTTCTGTACCATCAGATGAGCGACTATTACCTCTAGTAGATACTCTTATGTCTATCTTCCCATCAGGCAAGAAAGAAGGTACATCTTTGTATTGGAAAGGCAATAGAAAAGACAATAAAGAGAGGCTTCAAAAGTTCTTCAAGTTGTATGGTAATAAGTACTCTGATGAGCAGATTATACATGCAGCCAAGAAATATGTGGAATCCTTCAATGGACAGTACACTTATATGAGAGCACTTAAATACTTTATATGGAAGGATGAAAAGAAAATGGGAAGTGATGGTAGAAAGTACATTGAAGAGGTATCAGACCTTGCTTCTTACATAGAGAATGCTGGTCAGGAAGATGATTTGAAGAGAGATTGGACTTCTACAATTAACTGATTATGAGTAGATTTAAGCAAGTAATGGGAAATCTGAGGTTAAGGAGAGAGAGAGTTCTTAATGGACTTTATAATTGTATCCCTTTTCCTTTTCCAAGATTTAGAGCATGGGTTCCAGGCATTGAAACTGCTAAGTTCATAGTGGTGACTGCCAACCAAAAGGTAGGTAAATCAAAGTTCTGTGATTACCTATTTGTATATGAACCATTGTTCTTTATATTGGAGCATCCTGAGATGAGAGTTAAGGTTCTTTACTTTACTTTGGAGATGAGTCCAGAGGAAAAGTACAATGAGTTCTTGTGTCATCTATTGTTTAGATTGGATGGAATAGAGGTATCTCCCACTGAACTGAAAAGTACAGATAGAGACCATCCTATTGATGAGAAGATTCTTGAATTACTTGAATCTGATAAGTATCAGAGATATATCAAGGCATTCGAGGATATGGTCGAGTATATTGATGGCCAAAGGAATCCTACAGGAATCAATAAGTACTGTAGAGACTATGCCTTAGCTCATGGACATCTTAACTTCAAGAAAGGTAAGAGGAAAGACCCTATCACAGATAAAATTATAGATGCAGATGTGGTAGACAATGACAATCCTTATACCCCAGATGACCCAGAGGAGAGGAGGATAATCATCATAGATAATGCCTCGAATCTATCTCTTGAAAGTGGATTGAAGAAGATGGAAACTATTGATAAGATGAGCAAGTATGGTATTACTCTCAGGAATCAATTGAAATTCATCTTTGTATTGATTCAGCATCAAGCACAGGCTCAAGAGGGTATTGAGAACCAAAAGCTGAATAAGCTTAAACCATCTTCTGATGGTCTTGCAGATTGTAAGACTACTACCAGAGATGCCAATATGGTTATAGGTCTCTATAGTCCATTCAAGTATGGACTAAGAGAGTATGAAGGATATGATATAACCAAGTTCAGGAACCATATAAGGTTCATGGAGGTGATTGAAGATAGAGACTATGGAGCAAATGGTCAAATCTGCCCTTTATTCTTTGATGGTGCAGTGAGTACATTTTATGAACTCCCAAAACCTGATGATAGGGAAGCACTACAGAGAGTATATAACTATATGGAATCAAGGAAGAGCAAAACTGCTAAGACTTTCTTTAGTTATGGAATAAATAAAATGAATAGAAAGTTGCACAGGTGGAAAATATTTCATAAGTTTGCAACCCTTTTCAAGTAAAAGTAACATTATAAGACAAAAACAATGGCAAAGATTTTAGTTTTGGCTAAGTCAGGCTTTGGAAAAACCACTTCCTATTGTGGTAGGGAGAAGTTAGGTATTAAGGGGCTTAACCCAAAGGAAACTTATGTTATCCAGTGTATTGGTAGGGGTGTTCCTAACCCTAACTTCAAATTGATTGAAGGCAACATTGGAGTGGAGAATGTAGGTAAGCCCACACAGAAGCTTGTAAATGCAAATGCCCTTGCCACAGGAAACAGAGTACAGGTAGATAGTCTTACAGGACTTGACAGATTTGCAGCAGTTGCAGAGATTGTCAATATAATGAAGAAATCACCTTATAAGAATGTTCTTATAGATGATATGAACTATCTTGCTCAGGATTTCTATATGGCAAATGCCATGAAAGGTGGATGGGATACTCCTAAGCAGATTGGTTATGGTATGGGTCTCATCTTTGATTCTTTCAAGGGATTCCCTGAAGATAAGAATATCATCTGCTGTGCCCATTATGAGGAGTATAAGGACAGGAATGGTGATTCCATTTCCTATAAGTTCAAGACCACTGGAAAGATGGTTGATGACTATATTACTCCTGAGGGTAAGTTTGATATTATCCTCTTTGGCAAGGTAGGGTATGATGCAGAAAACAAGAGGCCTATCAAGCACTTTGTCAAGGAGTTTGATGGAGAATATCCTGCTAAAGACAGTCTTGGTGCATTGGATGACCTTCCTGATGAGATTCCTAATGATTTGTCTATTGTTGTAGACAAGTTAAGAGAAGTTTATGGATAGGGATGAGACTGTAAGAATATCAAGGTTAGTTGCTAATAATAGTATTACTACAGGTGACATCAGTATGGTATTGATGCAATACTGTATAGAACAGGGCAAGCCTTACTATGAGACTACCCTGTTTGTTACCAAGTTATTAAGTAGTGCACAATTGGCAGCATGTTTTATAACAGCCCTAGACTATTATGAAAGGAAATTCACAATATACAAGCTGTGGGATAAGCCTAATATATTACAGAAGTCTGGAGGATTAGGACAATTATTACAGATATTTTAGTAACAAGTATTTAAGTATTTTTTTTTTTATTTTAGCAAGAAAAGTATGAATAAGACATTGACAGTAAGACAGTTTGCAGGTGTAAAAAGAATTGCACAGAATGTTAATCCTTTGGTAGTGAAGAAGAATAAGATTGCTGCCAAGATTGATGAACTCAATGCAGAGTATAATGCCCTGACTGAGGAGATTGAGGGACATGAGATGGGTGTCAAGGCTTTGACAGGTGGTCTCACAAGTGAAGACTTGGTTGTCAAGAAGGTAGAAGATACTGGTAAGGCTGATAAGGATGGTAAGCCTGTAAAGGTTACTAAGTATGAACCTAAGGCTGGTGTAGTAGTGTTCAATGAGGAGGCTAATGTATATGAAATTCATGTAGAGGAGCCTGCTATTGACAATGTTGCTCCTGAGACAGTAGATGATGCCGAGAAGGCACCTGAAGTAGAGGTCAAGGCAGAGGGAGATTCTCCCTTTCCTAACAATCTCCCTTACTAAGTTCATTAAGAACAAGCAATAAAATAACAAGAAGTAAAATTAAATAAATTGAATAGAAATGAATAAAAATATTAATTTTAGTTTTATGGCTTTTGGTAAAGCAGTAGAGAGTAAAGAAGGTGGAAGTATTAAGAGGTATATTGGTGCTTCTCCTGTATATGTTTTAGCAGTTAATCCCACAAAAGAAGAAAGAAATAAACTGTTGAATGCAGAAATAGACTCTGAGCCTGAATATCTGAGAGAAAGAGAGGTAGATGGTAAGAATGTACCTCAAGTTATGGTTACTTTCTATGTCAAACCAGATGTAGAGGGAGATATAATTATTCCTATGACTTTCTTTGTAGATAAATCCTATAGGTATAATAGAGACAAAACTAAGGTACAAGTAATTGATAAATATGGTTATAGTGCTTGGGCTACCCCAGAGGACCTGAAAAATAAAGCGACTCTTAAAAGTAGCACTGGTAAAGCCCTTAGAATTACTACTGAATACAGGCCTGCCTATAATGGAGAAATACAACTTATTGAATTTATTAAGAGCTATCTTAATTTTGATGAAGCACTTTCCTATGTTAATGGTGAATGGGTTAAGAACCCCAAAGTAGCTAACATGGAGGAGTGTGAATGTTCCCTTGATATGGATAAGCTGTTTAAGGGAGATTTCTCTGAACTTAATGAAGTTCCTAAGCTTATGCCTAAGAATAAAGTCAAGGTGATGTTTGGAGTAAGAACTACTGAGGATGGAAAACAATATCAGGTAGTATATACTAACAAAGTACTTAGAAATGGAGCAAGAGATTACAGTGAAATAGATAAGGACTTACAAGAAAGAAAGAATGCCGGAGCATTCTCTAATGTGGAGTATGATATTAAACCCTTTAGAGAATATACTGTAGAAGCTACTGACTTCAACAACTCAGGCTCAAGTGACATGCCTTTCCCTAAGGCAGAAGAGTCTTCTCCTTGGGATTTTGGTAAATAATAACTTTTAAACTAAACAGTTATGGCTATTGGCAAGAGTAATCCTTCTGTGACTTTAGATGATATTCTAAGTAAAACTACAGAAGCAGATATTTTAGCTTATTATCTTGGAGTTACAGAAATTCCCTGTGTAATTCATTCTCCTTTAAGAATAGATAATAAGGCTTCCTTTGGACTTTATTCCAGAGATGGGCATAGAGTCTACTATGTAGACTTTGCAACTAAGGACAGAGGAAATACTTTTGATATTCTTTGCAAGTTGTGGGGATGCAATTATATAGAAGCTCTTGCCAAGATAGCTCATGATATTTCTAAGTTCAGTACAAAAGACCTAGGTATAAATACTTCAAAGCAACACTTAACTCCTAAGATTTTCAAGCTCAATAATACAGAGCTGCAATGTAAAGTCAGAGATTGGGCACCTCATGATATTGAGTATTGGGCATCCTATGGAATAAGTCTTGACTGGCTGAAGTATGCAGAAGTTTATCCAATATCACATAAGATTGTCATCAAAGATGGTAATAAGTATGTATTTGGAGCTGACAGATATGCCTATGCTTATGTAGAACATAAGGAAGGTAAGGTTACTCTCAAAATCTATCAGCCATTTAACAAAGGTGGTTATAAATGGAGTAATAAACATGACACTTCTGTGGTAAGTCTATGGACTAAAGTACCTGAATATGGAGAGCAAATTTGCATTTGCTCCTCATTGAAAGATGCTTTATGTCTATGGGCTAACACAGGAATACCCTCTCTTGCAATACAGGGTGAGGGATATAGGATGAGTGATACTGCAATTAGTGAACTGAAAAGAAGATATAAACAAGTCTTCATTTGCTTGGATAATGATGAGCCAGGATTGAAAGATGCTCAGAAGTTAGCTGAGGAAACAGGATTTACTAATGTAGTATTGCCACCCTTTAATGAAGGGAAAGATATTTCAGACTTGTATAAGGCTAAGGGCAAAGATGAGTTCCTTAGAATAATCAAGCCTTTATTCAACTCTTCAAGACAAGAGGACAATGATTGGGATGATTTGCCCTTTTGCATAGATTAAATAAAAGAAAAAAAAATTGAATGGGTATGAAGGAATGGAGAGAAATAGATGGATTTCCTAATTACATGGTAAGCAATACTGGGGAAATAAAGAGCCTCAATTATAATAAAACTGGTAAAGAAAAGGTTCTAATCCCTCATAAGCTGAGTAATGGTTATTTAGGTATTAACTTATATGATAATGACAAGAAGAGTTGCTATCTTCTAATACATAGATTAGTAGCTCAAGCATTCCTGCCTAATCCTAATGGATGTAGGATTATTAATCATAAGGATGAAAATAGAAGCAATAACTCTGTAAATAATCTTGAATGGTGTAGTCACAAGTATAATCTGAATTATGGAAACAGGAATAGTAAGCTGTCTAATAGCCTGACTAACAATCCCTTCTTTAGTATCCCAGTCCTTCAATACTCTAAAACAAGAGAATTTTTAAAAGAATTTCCAAGTATAGCAGAAGCTGCAAGGACAGTGAACAATGGAAATATAAAAGCAGCTGTTACTAATATTTTAAAATGTTGTAATGGTGTAGCAGATACCCAATTTGGCACTGTTAAAAGAAAAACAGCCTATGGTTATATTTGGAAATTCAAAACATTGTGAAACATAAAATATTAAAAAGTTATGCAAAGTCGTAAAATTACAGTCATACAGACTAAGAATCAGAAGAAGAGTGTTATTATGTCAGCAGCCACGACCCTTGCTGAGTTGAAAAGTGACCTGAGAGCCAATGGTATTGACTATAATGGTATGACCTTCTTTGAAGGTACATCAAAGGTTGAATTGAAGAATGATGCTTCAGTTCTGCCACATGATGTTCCTTATAAGGGAATTGTCACCAATGAGTTGGTTTTCATGCTTACTAACACCAACAAGAAAATTAGGTCTGGCGCAATGAGTAGAATGGAGGCATATGCTGAAATCAAGAGAAGGGGTCTTCAAGATGCTTGCCTTAAGAAGTTTGGCAAAAACTTCACTATGTGTAAGACTGCTGACCTTATTGCATTGGTACAGAGCAATGGTGCTTCAAAACCTGCTCCTGTAGCACCTGCAAGTAATGGTGGTGAGTGTGTTGATACTGTAGCAAGAGCTGCTATCAACAAGTTGGTGGAAATTCTTGAGGACAATGGCACAATTGAAGATTATGAGAAAGAGAAAGTGCTTGGTATTCTTGAGGGTGCAGTAAAAGTTGCACCATCTGAGGAGTATAAGCCTAAGCCAGCTTCTCCTTACTCTGATGATGAGATTAATGATATGTTTGAAGGAATGAGTATTCATTAATAACAGACAATAGGTAAGAGGGTAGAGATACCCCCTTACCTATTTTTTTTACAGTAATATGAGTGGAGAAACAATTAAATTAATTGAGGAGAAGATAGAGGAACTATATAACTCCTTGATGGACAAGCCACTTCGAGTATTAGGCATATTCAATGATTTCTTTGGAGAGGATAAAGTTGATATGCAAGGATATTGGAGTTTGGACAAGTTCAAATCTTGGATGAATATAGAGCCTTTATCTACTTATATTCCTGATGGTAATATTGTAAGCATGAACATGAATGACTGGAGCATGTATAAAACATGGTCTATTACTGATTTACCTGGAGACCAGGTAGAAAAGGTTGTAAATGTGCTTACAAATACTACAGTAAAGGAAAGAATTGGTAATGCTAAGTTCAATGGCATATTCATACTTGTGCATTTCCCTCATGTAAGAGTGACTAATGAGCATGATAGATTTGTGGATATTAATCACTTATGGGCTAAAGTAAAGGTGTCTTATAATGGTACACTGAATGGAGGATTCACACTTAACAGGTCAGAGTATACCCTGCTTCACATCAGAAGTCATTACATGCACAGTCATATCAGTAGTATCCCTACAGGGGATTTCACCCAATTCCAAAATCCTTGTACAGGCAGTGGTCCTATTAATGGTACTATTAGTGCCCTCAATAGGGATTATGATGAGGATATGTGGAATATGTTCTGCCTTGAACTGAGTAAGTATGTGACTGTAGAATCTGTTGCTGGAGTACCTTATAATTACTTGGAGAAGTTAGGTACCAATGATATGGAAGTAGGTGTAGATAGATTCATTACATATCTGTCTCCTAATTACTATGGTGATACCCTGTCTACTGACAAGTTGAGGGACTTTGTAAGGCACTTTATCAATACAAAGAAGCTCAAATTCAACTATGTAAATGGTAGTTATTCAATAGGGATGTCTTTGCCAGAGTACATTATCCTTATCAGTAATGAGTTCATTTCTTGGTACAATGACTTGTTCAACAAAGGTGAAGTCACTAACACATTTGACAACCTAAAGACAAGAGAATTACTTAGGGAATGTATCATAGACAATGGGAAGATTTACTATGATAGGGGCAGGAATAATGTAAATAATTATGCTCAGTATATAGGCAAGAAAGTGTGTGTATTCAAGGGAAGAGAGATAACTGTAGATATTACAGATATTGCGGAAGTAAGGAATGAGAACAAGAGTATAATACTCAATACTCAGACTGCACTGTATATATTAAATATAATTCTTAAAGTGTTAAACTACAGATATGGAAGAAACAAAGCAACCCACGAAAGTAATCAGCTTGGTACAGAAGTCAGGTACTTATAATTATAAGCTGATTATCCCAGCAGAAGTGGAGAGAAAGATAAGATTTGCCTGCCAAAAGGTGTGGAGTACTGAATGGTCAGGTACATTATTCTTTACACATGAAGGTTCATTTGAAAATAATGACCTTGTAATAAGATGTGTGGATATTTACATTATGGATATTGGTACTCAAGCCTATACAGAGTTTGATATGAATCCTGATGTGATAGCCTATATGTGTGAGAATCCTGAGCTACTTGATTGCCAAATGGGTCTTATACATTCCCATAACAATATGAGTACCTTCTTTAGTGGAACAGATACTGCTACTCTGAAGGAGGAAGGTAGGGATAGAAATAACTTTGTATCTCTCATTGTGAATAATGCAGGTACTTATACTGCCGCCATTACCAGGAGAGTAAAAAGATATAGTCAAATTAAGGACATGTTAGTATATGAGTTCTTTGGTGATGGTGAAAAGCATGATACTAAGAAATATGTAAGCAATGCAGATGAGATTGAATGGTTCTACCTTAAAATAGAGAAAGAGGGTGAAAACTACTCTTTCCCTGATATGGATGCAAGACTTGAAGAAATCAAGCAAGCTAAGGCAGAGAAAGCCAAGAAAGCTCAGACACCTACATATCAAGGTGGTTATAAACCTGTTATTGCTAATTCCTATGGTACAAAGGCAGGTCCAGCAAATCTTGTCAAGAAGGAAGCTAATAAGCCTAAGGTAGTTCAGCCAACTCTTTTTGATGATATAGATGACTTGCCATTTGAAGAGGAATATGACATACCTTATGGTCAAGTATCATTTGATAAAGTTACTTTGAAGTTTCTTGTACTTCAATTGATTACAGGTAGTATTATCATTTCTAATGATAGTAAGATTGACATTACCAAATGGGCTAAGTCAATGCCTGCATTGTATGAAAAGAGATTTGGTAAGGGTGAAGAAGGCATGAAAAATTTCAAAATGTGGGCAGATACCTATGCAGAATATCTGACATGGCATGTGACAGATGAGAAGTTGGAAGAGCTTGGCTTTGATGAAACAGAAATTTGTGCTATTTGTGCCCATGATATGATAGAGGAGCTTACAAAACTCCCTGAAAATGATTATATCAAAGAGTATATTGATGCACTTCAAAAGTATTTAATATTATGAATGAAGAAGTAACAGCCCGAGAAAGCCTTCCTGCAACTTTACAGGAAGCTTATAATTCTTTTATAGAGGACCTCAATGAGAGTACTATACCTGAATCAGATAATCCTATGGAAAATGATGGTGATAGTATTAGCTCTGGACTTTCAGAAGAAGAACAGGCTATCCTTGACCAAGCTGTAGAGGATGCACATCAGGAAATACCTACAAACTCTGCAACTTTGCTTGTAGATGAAGCTACAAGTAGGTTTAGTTCTGCCATTTGGTATGAGAATATTCAGAAGAAGACTGTCATTTTGGCAGGTGTAGGTGGTATTGGTAGTTATGTAGGCTTTTTATTGGCAAGAATGAAGCCAGCTTCCATGTTTATCTATGATGATGACATAGTGGAAACTGTCAATATGTCAGGTCAGTTATATGGTCAGTCTGATTTAGGCAGAACTAAAGTATCTGCACTGGCTGAGATGATTAGAAACTATGCTGGCTATAGCAGTGTCTTTGCAATAAATGAGAGATTTACCAATGAATCTGAAGCATCAGACATTATGATTTGTGGCTTTGATAATATGGCAGCAAGAAGACTCTTCTTTAATAAATGGGTAAATCATGTTCAATCCAAACCAGAAGAGGAGAGAAAGAATTGCTTATTTATTGATGGCAGATTAGCAGCAGAAGAGTTTCAGGTATTGTGTATCAAGGGAGATGATGAGTACAACATCAATAGGTACAATAATGAGTTCCTATTCTCTGATGCAGAAGCTGATGAAACTATCTGCTCCTATAAACAAACTACCTTCTGTGCAAATATGATTGCATCTTATATGGTTAATTTGTTTGTAAACTTCTGTGCTAATCAATGTGAGCCTCTCATTGATAGAGACCTGCCATTCCTTACCACATATAATGCAGAAACAATGTATCTTAAAACTGAAGTATAATGGAATTTAACCTAAGATTTGCATATAATGTAATGGGTGTTTTCAATAGCAGTGAGTTTGGTGATCCAGACCAACTTGAAATGAATCTGTCTCTTGATAGTAACAATGTATTTAGAAGAAGCCTTGTCATTGAAGTAAACAATGATGAGGTAGAGATACCTGTGATTGCAAGAGAACACTTTGAAAAGCCGGTCTCAGACAATATGGCTTATCCCACAATTATGGGAATCAAGAGGATAATACTGCCATTATATGATAATGCACCAAGCCAAGAGAGAAAAACCTTTGATAGTATCATAACTCAATTATTTACTAATGTAGGATATGGTAAAAGATTGCAGAAGATAACTACCAATAAGGGTGAAGTGTATTATGGTGGTAAAGGTATCATCTTTGATGAGAGCTACACTCCATTACTATTATGTACATTAACTGCAAGAAGTGTACATACTGAGGATAATGGTAATACTATGGTCTATTACAGACCTGTGTGCCATGTCAGTCCCAAAGTATTCTTAGAGTCTGATAAGTTGATTAATAAAGGTATCATCAAGAAATTGATTCCCTATTATATAAGTATGGATGTAAATTTCCCAAGAAACAATTACAGTTTCAGCAGTAATCCAGAGGACAGGAAAGTAAAGGTCATAGTAGATAATTTCAATAAGTTCTTTGTAGAACCTATTAAACCTACTCCATCTACCTGCTCTAATGATGCACTGAATGAATGCCTTATTGACAATATTGATGACATAATGATGTTGATATGACATTAGATGAATACTTTGGAGATTGGATGAAGGTAATTGATAGGACAGAGCTTAATAATGTAATGGCTAAGGTTGGGCAAGAATACAGGAGAAAGCCTTTGTGTCCTGCCCAATCTAATGTATTCAGAGCATTCGAGCTTTGTCCTCTCAATGACTTGAAAGTAGTTATGTTAGGTCAGGATTTTGATAATAAACTATAAATAATTTTAATTATAATGTTGCAATATTAGGTCAAATACCTTATCTTTGTACTATTAAATTTTAATGGTATGAAGAATTATAAAGAAATCAAAGTAGAAAATGACTTAAAACAGCTTCTTATAGGAAGCCTATTAGGAGATGGATGTTTTTGTTCAGTTGGTAGTAGAACTAAGAATATGTGTCTTAGTATAGCACATTCTGAAAAGCAGAAAGAATATCTTGAGTATAAATGGGGTATATTAAGTAAATATAATTTAGTATCTCCTATAATTGAGTATCACCTAAATAATAAAAGATACTCACATGAGTTAGTGGAGTATAGATTTAAGTCTAAATTGCATCCTATTTTCACAGATATAAGAAACAAATATTATGATTCTAATGGTCATAAAAGAGTCTTTAAGGAATTTGTGAAAAATATAGATGCTTTAGGTTTAGCTATATGGTATATGGATGATGGTTATGTGACTAAAAATTCATGTATCTTATCTACTTGTTCATTTACTCTTGAAGAACAATCTTTATTAGCCAGTATATTATTAGATAAATTTGGTCTACATTTTACTGTAGGTAAACATGATAATAGTATGTATCTGCAAGCTAAGGATTTTCCTAAACTTGTAGAACTGATTAAAGATTATATTATTCCATCCATGCAATATAAATTAATTACTTATAGTAAAAGAAGGGTTCTGAATAAACAGGGTGAATTGCTGGAACAACTCAATGAGTCAATCAGCAGCCAAGCTACAGAAGAGCATAAAAGTATGTAGAAGGTTCAGAGACTAACAGGTAAATAGCTCAAATAATAAACCTGACACGAGTGCCCTGCATTGGAAACAATGAAGATATAGTCCGAACTATATGGTAACATGTAGAACTAGCAGATAAAGAGCTGTTAGGATAACAAATTGCCTTATCCACAAAAGGGAGTGGCAACTGGAGTATTATTCGGGAATAGAAAGGAAGTTGATGAGGATAACTTATCTCCTTCATTAAATGTTGTTAAAGAGGCAGCAATTAATTTTGAGGTTCCACATTATTGTATTACCTTTGACAACTCTCTTGAGAGTTGGTCTAAACAAGGAATACTAATGATAAACTCTGCACTCACTGTAGAAATGAATAGGATAGGTTCCCATGTGATGTTGTGGAGACCTTTCATAGCTAAATTGCTAAAGAACTTGTCTGAATATAATACAGCTATAGTATATGTATTGTTTGGCAGACAAGCCCAAACCTTCAAACCTTATATTAATGATAGGTTCAATCATATTATAGAGATTGAACATCCTGCATATTTTGCAAGGAGTGGTACTAAGATGCCACATCAGCTATTTGTTGATATAAGTAATAAGGTAAAAGAGATTTATGGTGTGCCTATAAAATGGTACGAAGAGTATTAATATTAAACAAAAAAAAAATGGAAAAGATTTATTTGACAAATGGTAAGGAAGTACAGATTGGAGATACTTTAGTTAAAGTATCTAAGGTAGTAGACCCTTTCTTTGGTGAGGGTACTGTAGTTCAGCACATTGTGGTAACTAAGGACATTCTCCCTAAGCTCCTTGAGGCTGGCATTGTTACTACTACCAAGCCTGCAAAGTCTGCTGTGGTTGAATCTGAGGTTCCTATGGAGTTAGATTACTACATTCAGAAGATTGCAGAGAAACTTGGTTGGAAGATGGAGAAGGTCTATAACTACCTTAACAGTGTAGATAGTATTCTTCCTGCTGCTGCATTCTCTATGGTACTTAGAGAAGTAGCCATTGAGTTGGACAAGAAGTATGAGGACCATATTGAGAAGAGTCCTGAGATTTATGTAATCTCTATGCTTGATGGTAGAATTACCAAGGCTAATAAGGCTCATATCAAGAACTATAGGAACTTTGCAGCATTCAGGTCTATAAGTGATGCGAAGATTGCCTGCAAAATTACAAAAGATATTCTTAAGGAAATGTTCAAAAGTGGAAAATAAGAAGATTAGGAATGCTACTGTATGTGCTGCTAAGAATATAACTTTCAAAAGTATATTAGAGAAAACATGTTTTACTTGTCTTGAAGAACATGGATTTGCTCCTAAATATGAACCAAAGAAATTCATCCTTTTTCCTTCTTTTGTTCCCATAACTCCCTTTTATGATAAAGAGACTGATACACAACAGAAGAAAAGGGTTGAATCTTTAGGTAGGCAAAGTAGTAAGGAACTTAGACTATGTAATGGGCTAATTCAGCCCATTACATATACTCCTGATATATATGTAAGATATAATAATTTGGACATTTGGATAGAATGTAAAGGATTTACCAATGATGTATTTCCTTATAAGAAAAAAATGTTTAGAAAGCTACTTGATGACATATATAATAGTACAGGACAAAAAAGTATATACTTTGAAGTGTATACTAAGAAGCAGCTCTTACAAGCTATAAATATAATTAGAAATTATGGGAATACTGACTGATATTGAGAGGCTTATATATGCACTTCCCACAAAAGATATTGAATTGGCAAATAAATTCATAAGAGAAAGAAATTTTGAGTTTTTACAAGATTTAGTTAACTCAGCAGTGTATAAAGTTAAAAGGGCTAAGACTATAGGGGATGTAAGCAGCCCTTTAATGTCAGTAGATATTGATAACCTTTTATCTTTAAAGTCTACGGTAGATATATATTGCATGAGACTAGGAATATATGACCCAGAGAAATAATATTTTTTTTTTCTATGAATACAATCAAGAAAAAGCTATCTGATATATCTCTTAATATAACAGAAGAGGAGTATAGAAGGGACTCAGCATTAAGCTATTCAACCCTTGCAAGATATGAGAGGGAGGGGTTTAATAACCTAGATAAGCTGTTTGATAAGCTGGATACCCCATCCCTGACATTTGGTAGAGCTGTGGACAGCATCATTACTGGAGGACAGCCAGAATTTGATAAGGAATTTATGGTGGCAGAATACCCATCAATTCCTGACTCTATTGTGAGGATAGTAAAGTCCCTGTTCAGTCAATATAAGGATTCCTGTGATAACCTGAGCAGTATTCAGGATACTGGAATTATCAAAGAGACTGAGAAACAGGGTTATCAAATGAATTGGAGACCAGAGACTAGAGCTAGGGCAATTAAGGAAAAGGGATATGAATACTATAATCTGTTATTTGTAGCAGGTAATAGGACTATACTTGACACACAGACCTACCAAGATGTGTGCAATGCAGTAAGAGCATTGAAAGAGAGCAAATCCACTCAATTCTACTTTGCAGAGGACAATCCATTTGAACCAGACATTGAAAGATTCTATCAGTTGAAGTTCAAAGGAGAGTTCAATGGTGTAAAGTATAGAAACATGGCTGACTTAATCATAGTCAATCATAAGGAGAAGTGGGTAAAGCCAGTAGATTTGAAAACAAGTTCCCATACAGAGTGGGATTTCTATAAATCCTTTGTAGATTGGAATTATCAAATTCAGGCAAGACTATATTGGGCTATTATAAGGCAAAATATGGATAAGGATGAGTACTTCAAAGACTTCAAGCTGCTTGACTATGATTTCATTGTAGTCAATAGGAGAATCCTTGTCCCATTGGTGTGGACTTGTCCATTTACACAGGCAGTAGGTACATTGAAATTTGGAAAGAATGACCAAATAGAAATGAGAAGTCCTTTTGTGATAGGAGAAGAGCTTTCTTCTTATCTCACTTCCAGACCAAGAGTTCCTGTGGGTATTAATGAAACTGGTCCTAATGATTTAAGAGAATGGTTAAATACATTGTAATATGCAAGTAATAAAAAGAGATGGCAGTATAGAGGAATTTAATGTTGATAAGATTATAAGTGCTGTAGAGAAAGCCTTTAAGTCTTGCAACAAGAAAATGCCTCAATATCTGTATGATATGATAGGTGCCTTGTTTGGTACTTTGGAAGGAGATACTATAGGTATTGAGGAGATACAGAATAAGGTTGAGGATGTTCTTATGAATGACAAACACTTTGATGTAGCAAGGAGTTATATCATTTATAGAGAGCAGCATAAGCAGGCAAGATTCATTAGAGAAAGAATTGATTATATGGATGAGTATAGTCAGTCTAATGAAAATGCAGCCACTTCATCAGAAACAGATGCTAATGCAAATGTAACTATGAAGAATGTTGCCAACCTTGAGGGTGAAGTATATAAGACTACTAATAGGGTTATTCAGAGGCAAAGGATGAAAGACAAGCTGAATGAAATGTATCCTGAAGTAGCTAAGAAGTATGAAGAGGATTTGAACTCTCATGTTATTTATACACATGATGAAGCAACCACTCCTGTCTTGAAGCAGTATTGTATGGCTGTGAGTCTGTATCCTCTTATGATGGAAGGAGTTGGCAATATTGATGGTATCACTCCAACACCTCCTAATGACCTGCAATCATTCAGTGGTCAAGTAACCAATCTTATCTTCTTGCTATCTTCTCAGTGTAAAGGTGCAGTGGCAGTAGGTGAATACTTTATTGCCCTTAACTATTACATTGTGCAGGAATTTGGTCCTAATTGGTATGAAAAGTTGGATGTAGTAACTACTACAGACCATTGCAGTAAGCAGAGGACTGTAAGAGATGCCATATATAAAGCATTCAAACAGTTTATCTATGGTGTAAATCAGCCTGCTGGTAATAGGTCATATCAAAGTCCATTTACTAATGTGTCTTATTATGACCATACTTACTTTGATTCACTATTTGGAGAGTTCTATTATCCTGATGGAACCAAGCCCCAGTGGGAGGCAATAGATTGCCTGCAAAGGCTGTTTATGAAGTTCTTCAATAAGTTAAGAACCAAGCAGATACTTACATTCCCCGTGGAAACTATGGCTATGGTGTATGACCCAAAGACTAATGACATCATAGATAAGGAGTATAAGGACTTTACTGCTGAAATGTATGCAGAAGGCCATAGCTTCTTCACCTATATTTCAGATAGTGCTGATAGTCTTGCATCATGTTGTAGATTGAGGAATGAGCTTGCAGAGAATACTTTCAATCCTACATCAGGTCTTACTGGTGTAATGACAGGTTCATGCAATGTAATCACTCTTAATATCAATAGGATTGTGCAGGATTGCAACAAGGCTTATGGATTGAAGAGGAATGGAGGATGGAAAGAAAATACTTCATTTCTTAGAGATTACTTAGTAGATATTCTCCAAAGAGTCTACAAGTACCATGTTGCATTTAAGACAATGCTATATGAACTTGAAGATAAGGGTATGTTTGCTGCTTCAAATGGCGGGTATATTCACATCAGCAAATTGTATAGTACTATAGGTATCAATGGCTTGAATGAGGCTGCAAGATTCTTAGGTATGACTGTTGGCAACAACAAGGAGTATATTGAGTTCCTGCAACTGGTTCTTGGTACTATCAAAGAGCAGAACAAGATACATTCTATCCATGATGCCAATAGACCATTCCTATTCAATTCTGAGGTAGTTCCTGCTGAAGGGTTAGGAGGAAAGAATTATAATTGGGATAAAGAGGATGGATATTGGGTTCCTGATGATGAGAACCTGTACAATTCATACTTCTATGATGCACATGATGACACCTCAGTACTTGATAAGTTTATACTTCATGGGAGACAGACTTACCAATATACTGATGGGGGAAGTGCAGCTCATATCAACTTGGAAGACCACTTGAGCAAGGAGCAGTATCTCAAGCTTATAGATTTTGCTATAGCTAATGGAACTAACTACTTCACATTTAATATTCCTAATAGTAAGTGTGATACTTGTGGTTACATTACCAAGCATCCTATTACTGAATGTCCCAAGTGCCATAGCAAGAACATTACCCAATACACAAGGGTTATAGGGTATCTGAGACCCATAAAGAGCTTTGGTGAAGACAGGCAGATAGAGGCAGGAAGGAGAGTATATGGAAAGATGGATTAGTATGGTAGCAGTGGTTCTTGTAGTTCTGAAGCTATGTGGTGTCATTAGTTGGCCATGGTGGCTAATCCTAATTCCTTTATGGATTCCACTACTATTGTTGGTAGGACTGTATCTTGCAATAATGATTACATCACGTGGAAAATTATGTTGAAATATGTAGATACTAAGATAGTTTTTGCAGAGGTACCAAATGAAGTTACTTTAGCCATAAATATCTCTAATTGTCCATGCCATTGTAAGGGCTGCCATAGCCCTTACTTGGCAGAGGACATTGGGGAAATATTGGATGAAGATGCTTTAGAGGAGATGGTACTTGCCAATAAGGGTATTACCTGCATTGCATTTATGGGTGGAGATTCAGACCCTGAGAGCATAAACAGGCTTGCAGAGTTTGTAAAGAAGAAACGTAGCATGGGCTTAAAAGAGTGGAACAATATAAAGGTTGCATGGTATAGTGGCAGGGATATTCAGGCTGATGAAATTGACCTGAAAAACTTTGACTATATCAAACTTGGCCCATATATGGAAGAGTATGGCCCACTTACAAAAAGGGGTACAAATCAAAGGTTCTACTGGGTATGCAAGGCAATACATGAATATCCTGATTTGAAAAAAGAAGAGAGGTATTATACTATAGATATGACAAGTGAATTTTGGAAAGATGAGACTAAAGATTAAAGTAAAAGTATTGACTGAGGGTTGTATGCCTGTGATTAATGAGAATGGTGATTGGGTTGATTTGAAATCAGCAGTAGATATTACTATTCCTGCACCACAGTCTGATGTCCTCAAAAGGAAGACTGTTGAAGGAGAGAGGGTAGGTCATAGGGATGTAGAGATTCCTACCTATTATATTCCTCTTGGAGTTGCAATGCAACTACCACAAGGATTTGAAGCTATTATTGATTCAAGGAGTAGTGGTCCTAAAAAGTTAGGATTATTCATCCCAAGTGGTCAAGGTGTAGTGGATAACACATATAATGGCAATGATGACCAGTGGCACTATGTATGTTCTCCTATGAGAGAGACCACTATTGAAGCAGGTGACAGAATCTGTCAATTTAGGATACAGCTTAGTCAGAAAGCTACTATGTGGCAGAAGATTAAATGGCTGCTAAGTTCAGGTATTGAACTTGTGGAAGTAGATGATTTGGGCAATGAAAATAGATTAGGATTTGGCTCAACAGGAATTAAGTAATAATGAAAAAAAAAGCATGAAGCATGATATTAGAAATAGTGGGTATATTGCTTGCAGTAATCATCTTAGCTGTTATTATTAATGGTGCAGAAGATTACTGTAAGCAAAGTAAAAGGGTAAATATGTCTTTCAAAGAGGCAATGGATTTAGTAGATTTGCCAGTTATCACATTTTATAATAATGGCAAAAAGTTTAATTTTCTACTAGATACTGGGGCTACAATATCCATAGTAGACTCAAATATATTAGATAGCCTTACTTGTGAAAAACTGAAAGATGTTGGTACAGTATTTGGTGTTGAAGGTAATAAGGTTCCAGTGTCTTATGTAAGAGCACAATTAGACTATAAAGGGGAAAACTATAAAGAGGATTTTCAAGTTCTAGATATGAGTAATGCCTTTGGTAATATAAAAGAAGAGAGTGGAGTGACACTTTCTGGAATACTAGGAAGTCAATTCTTTCATAAGTACCAATATGTACTAGATTTTAAAGAGTTAATTGCCTATTCTAAGAAATAATGGAAGATATTATAAAACTTAGGTCTGGATACAAAGCTGTAAACTATCTCAAGAAGATGCCTAAGCCTGATGGTTCTGAATCAAAAACTTATGTACTTAAGACTGATGTGCCTACATTAAGAGTTGGTGAAGTGGGAGGTGTATGCCACATACATAAGTTTATTAATCCATCAGAAGGTCCAATAATTATAGAAGGTCAGGAGCTTGAGGAAGCCAAAGCAGTTGTCAAATCTATAGACTTTGTTGAGGGTTATGGATGGACTATAACATTTGAATGATGATATATTTTGTTACTGGTCAGAGAGAACTATTTGAGTTTCCTGATGCTAAGTATAAATGTATTTCTGTAGAAGAGTCTCTTAAAATATTAGAGCCTCTTCGAGTAGTAGGTTTAGATACTGAAACTACAGGTACGGAGATATGGCAGGGTAGATTACTTACTCTTCAACTTGGCAATAAGGAAAATCAAGTTGTAATAGACTGTATGACTATTGATGTCAAGCAGTATAAGGATTATCTTGAAAGTGACAGACTATTCATCATTCATAATGCAAAGTTTGATTTAAGATGGCTGTATAAGGAACATATTGTAGTCAGAAATGTCTATGATACTTATTTAGCTGAGAAGATTCTATTTCTTGGATTTCCACCTGGCATTGTATCTTTGTCCTTGCAGGCTTGTTGTGATAGGTATTTACATATCTATCTTGACAAGACTGTCAGAGGACAGATACATGCAGGTATGACAGAAGAGGTTATAGTTTATGCAGCAAATGATGTTGTGCATCTTGAGGATATTATGAACTTGCAGCTTATTACTATCAATGCAAGAGGTCAAAAAGTGGCACTTGATATTGAGAATGAGTTTGTAAGAGTCCTTGCATATATTGAATATTGTGGCATTAAACTTGACCCTGTTAAGTGGAAGGCTAAGATGGCTAAAGATGCAGAGAGGTTAAGGATTGCTGAGCAGAAACTTAATGATTGGGTAGTAGATTATGTAATGAAAAAGGATGACCCTTCCCTCATTGCAAGAAACTATGATACTCACAAGAAAGGTAAGCCAGCCAAACTTGCAGATAATGTGTATGTGGTAATACCACAACCTTCATTATTCTCTGAGTTTGATACTGGACCTCAATGTATTATTAACTGGAATAGTTCCAAGCAGGTAATCAGATTGTTTGAAGAACTTGGGTTTGACCTATTGGTTAAAGACAAGAAAACAGGCAAGATGAAAAAGTCTGTGGAGTCTAAGTTTATAGAATTGCAGGCAAGTAAGAGTAGTATTGTTCCTTTATACTTGGAATATTCAGCAGCTTTCAAGGTAGTAACATCTTTTGGTCAAAACTTCCTTGATGCCATTAATCCTGTTACACAAAGAATCCACCCAACATTCAATCAAATGATGGATACTGGTAGATTGAGTTGTGGCTCAGGAGGAAAAGGTAAAGGAGGTAAGACTAAAGATGATGATATTGCAGAGGAGGAAGATGAAAACAAGGACACTTCTACACAAGCAAATGATAAGAGTGTCAATGTTCAGCAGCTTCCAGCTACAGAAGAAACAAGAGCAGCATTTGTACCTGAAGAGGGTCACTTGCTGGTAGACTGTGATTATGGGGACCAAGAAGGACATGTGTTCACTGAACTATCCAATGATAGGGAATGGATTGCATTCTACAATGACCCTAATCAAAGAGATGGACACTCCTTTGTAGCCAAGATGTGTTTCCCTAAAGACCTTGATGGGGTTGCAGAGAAGGATGTCAAGAAGGTAAGAAAAGACCTTAGAGATTTGGCTAAGAAGGCAAGGTTCTGTTTCAATTATAATGGTCAAGCTCCTACAATGGCAACTAATTGTAATATTCCTGTGGACTTTGCAACTGAGATTTATAACAACTATTTCAAGAGATTTAATGGTATAGCAAGCTATTTCAAGGTACAGAAGAGAGATATGTGGAATAGAGGCTATATCCTAATCTCAAAGATAACCGGATTAAGGGCATATATCTATGACTATCCTATACTGAAAGGTATTGAAAGGAGAAAGAATGGTATGGAAGATTTCTGGGATATATACAAAGCTGCAAGAGATAGTGGCAGAGTAATATCTGAGATTCCACCATCTGTCATGCAAGAAATTGCAAAGAAGTTTGCCCAAGGTGTTCCTATTGAAGAAATAGCTGTTAGGTATTCATATAAGGTTAAAAAAGCAAGTAAGGTAGAGGAGAAGTTTATTGACATTAACAGGGAGACTGTATATGTGTCAGTGATGAAGCACTTATGGAAGAGAAAGAGTGCTTCTGATAATCAGTCATGTAACTATCCTTCTCAAGGTACTGCTGCTGCAATGACTAAGATAGCAGGTATTAGATACTTTAATCATTTGGTTAATGATGGTCTTATATTCAAAGTCCTCATTCCTAATGATGTACATGATGAGTATCTAATTGAGCCTCCTGAAGAGATAGCTGAACAGGAAGCCAAGAAGTTAAGTGAATGTATGGAGTATGCAGCATCTATCTTTTGCAAGAAGGTAACTATCAAAGCTGTGCCTGAGATTGCATCATGTTGGGTTCATTGAGATTTAAGTAATTAATAAAGTGAAGAAATGGAAGTAACAATAAACAAGGAATATCAGAGCCTCATTGATAGGTTGAATGCAGCTATTACTGCATATGAAGATTCTGGTAGGACAGAAATTGGCCTTTCTCTCTTAAGAGGGGTAAAGGAAGGAATCAGAATGTTAGGCAGTAGACCTAAACTGGCTGAAAGTGTGGAGAAGTTCACTGAGATTACCAGTAACATGGCTAAGACTTATGCAGCCAAGAATCATGACTATGGTAATAGCTTTGAGCAGTCTCTTGATAAGTTTGGTCTTGTAGCTTCTGTAGTTAGATTGGGAGACAAGATGAATAGAATTGAATCTCTCACTAAGAAAGAAGCTCAGGTTAAAGATGAGTCTATTAAAGATACTCTTCTTGACATGGCAAACTATGCTATAATGACTGTAATGTGGATGGATAAAAAGTCAGGTGAATGATAGTTAAAGTACTACAGAATAAAGAGGGTAAGTATCTTAAAGACTATGGTCTTGAAACAGTAGATGAACTGTTTCACCCAGTAACAGGATTAATGTGTTACTGGGTTACTGATGACCCTAAAGAAGCTATTCACTTTTATTCATCTAATTCTGCTATAGTAGCAAAGAGTTGGGTTGGACAATTAGGGTTTGACTATAAAAATGTGGAGATATGATAATAGCAGTGGATTTTGATGGGACTTGTGTTACACATGAGTTTCCTAAAGTAGGTAAGGATATAGGAGCAGTTCCTGTCTTGAAGAAGTTAATAGAGAAAGGTCATAAGATTATTCTTTATACTATGAGAAGTCATCCTGATGAGAATAATCAGGGTAAAACTCTTAGTGGAGAAGTTGTATCTAATGATACTTTACAGGATGCTATTAACTGGTTCAAAGAGAATGGAATACCTTTATGGGGAATAAATGAGAATCCTAAACAAAAGGAATGGACATCATCTCCTAAGATATTTGCTAATATCTATATAGATGATGCTGCACTTGGAACACCATTAAAATATGGTGAAGATGGTGCATTATCCAGACCTTATGTAGATTGGAACAGAATGAGAGCTTTATTAAAGATTAAAGGAGTTTTATAATATGGCTAAAATAATTTTATGCAGAGGAATACAAGGTAGTGGTAAGACTACTTGGGCTAAACAATGGGTACTTGAAGACCCTGAACATAGAGTAAGATTCAACAATGATGACATCAGAAATATGTTAGGTAAGTATTGGGTTCCCAGTAGAGAAGGTCTTATAAAAGACCTAAAAGGTCTATTCCTATGGGAAGCTATGTCCTATGGTTTTGATATTGTTATTGATAATATGAATCTCAATCCCAAGGAATTAGAGTACTATAATAGAGTGCTTGATGATTGGAACAATCCTAAAGGAATAGTACCTGCTGTGGTTAGACCAAAGTATGACCTTGAGTTCAAAGACTTCTTTATATCTCTTCAAGACTGTATAGAGAGAGACTCAAAGAGACCTAATCCAATAGGGGAAGAGGTTATAAGGAAGACTTATGAGAAGTATAAAGACATTCTGAAAGTGTAGTATGAGACAATATACATCAAGAGAGTTCATAAAGATAGTGGAATTTAATGGTTTCTATTATGACAGACATAATGGAGACCATGCTATCTATGTGAATGATAAGGGAAGGCATATCAGCATACCTAAGAATCTTGAATGTGTAATTGCTCGTAGACTGATTAAAGAGAATAACTTGATAACAGACATTAAAAGAAAGAAAAAAAAAATAATGGACAATTATAATTATCCTATGGGTGCAGATACTAAAGATGCACCCTGGAATCAGGTTGATAATCCTGAAAGGGAAATTGAGGTCACAGTAAGTGTCACCCTTAGTAAAACTGTAAAGATTAAGGTATCTGACTATGAGATTACTGACTCTGGAAAGGATGAAGATGGTGAGTATTTTGAGGATATAGACTACTCTAAATGTGACCTTAAAAGGGCAGTAGAAGAGCAAATTACACTTCCACAAGATGCCTACAAATATGTAAAGGGAGAGTTCAATAATGACCAACGCAATGACCTTGAAGGCTGGGATGTTGATGATTTTGAGGTGATAGAAGAGTAGTGTGAGAAAAGGTATAGCAGATAATTGAGTATGTCAAAGTATTGTTGTAGTGAATGTGGTGGTACCAATGTTCAAGTGCAAGCATGGATAAACCCTAATACTGGGCAGATTATAGACACTCTTGAGAGTAATGATTGTTGGTGTGAAGATTGTGAAGACCGCACTAAACTTAAGCAAATATGAGAGCAGTAGTGATAGAGGATTTTAATGGAAGCATTGAACTTGTAAGAGACCCTGATACATGTGATGTATTGGTATTTGAGGACTTGGAGTCAGCATGGGAGGAAGCTAACAGATGTCAGAATGGAATAGTAGCAATGCTTAGCGCATGAATCTTGAGGATAGGATAATGGAAGAGGCAAGCAAGGGTAATTACAATAAGGCATATGCCCTTGCCTTACTCTACTTATGTAAGAAATATAGAGAAGGAATATGAAACTTGTAGAAATTAAACTTTACCTCATAAGCTACATTGGTAAGCTTGGGTTTGAAGATACAGTGTTTATAGAGGCCGACAGTATCTCTGAGGCTGAAAAACTATTCGATGAGAATTTTCATAAACGCAAACTAATTGGAGTCAGAGAGTATGGTATAAGGGCCTTGAAAAAGACTGCCGGTTAAAAAAAAAAAGAAAGAAAATGGATAATTTTAAAGTTTCCTTGGTCAAGTACATGTGCCCAATCTGCGGAGGAGTAGCTGAAGAGGTAATTGTGACAAACACTCGCCTTACAAAGGAGGCTGCTTCTAAAGTAGAGAGGTTGAATGGGAAGGCTATAGGATTTTCTGACCATGCCTGTAAGGAGTGTTCTGAGTATAAAGACAAAGTTGTGTTCTTTATTGGAATAGACCCAGAGAAATCTTCTAGTGAAGAAGTATATAGAACAGGGCAAGTTGTTGGGGTAAGAAATGAGACTCCTTTAATTGCACACTTCAGTAAGTATATACATTCCTTGAAGGATGGAACTAGATTCTGTTTTATTGATGAATTAGCAGGAAAGAAGATAGGATTATGGAATTAATAAGTAAAATATTTAGGCACAATGAAACTGATTAAACCATCATTTGAGATATGGGAACAACCTTCTGGACTTGAAGGAGTATATAAACAGATAGAGAGAGCAGGCAGAATATGCTATAAGTCAGAGGACAAGATTACAGAAGATTCTGCCAAGTCATTTATAGATAGAATGATTAAGTCTGGTCATGGTGCTATGTTAGAGCATGGTACAGTATATCTTAAAGTATTCAATGTTATTGAAAACTCTGAGCTGATTGATAAATATAAGTCTAATAAGTATTCGGTAGTTAAAGAAGGAACAGAGGTATATAATTGTCATGGTGATATACTTTATGGAAGTTGTAAGTGCATTACTACTAACTACAGAGTATTGGTAGAGAATGGCTGGCTTGATGACTTAAAGTATATCTGTAAACCTACAGAGTTCCATGAGAAGAGAATCACTGTACACTTTGTATGTGATAGAGGTGTATCACATGAGTTTGTAAGGCACAGAGTAATGTCTTTTGCCCAAGAAAGCACAAGGTATTGTAACTATTCCAAGGATAAATTTGGCAATGAGCTTACATTTATTCAACCCTGTTGGTTGGATGATGAGAGACTGAAACTATATGGACCTTATCATACTGTAATAAGGGATAAATCTCTTGAAAGTATCTTCATTGCCAGTCTAAATAATGCTGAAAAGGATTATATTGACTTGATTGACTTAGGTTGGAAACCACAAGAAGCAAGAGCTGTTTTACCTAACTCCTTAAAGACAGAATTGGTTGTAACTGGATTTGTATCTGATTGGAATCACTTCTTTGACCTAAGAGCAAGAGGTACTACAGGTGCTCCACATCCTCAGGCTAAGGAATTAGCAGAGCCTTTAATGAAGGAATTTATTGCAAGAAAGTATATTAATAACTAAAAAAAAAAGTATGGCTTTTGGTACGAAGAAATCAGTTGTAGCTGCACCTTCTTTCAGTGAAAGAATGGCAAGCATTAAGTCTATGTTTAAGACTGCACATGAGAATGCAAGTAATCTCCATGCAGAAATGGAGTCAGAGATTGCAAAGAAGGAATCTCAAATTGCTGCATTGCAGGAAGACATCAAAACTATTGGTGTTACTAAGCAGGAGGCTGAAACATTTATGTCTAATATAGAAAAGCTTATTTGATATGATTGAGCAAATAAATCAGTTAAAGCAAGGTTCCATTATTAGTGAGAGTTCTCACTATATTGTGAACAGAGTATCAGGCTCTAATGCTTGGCTTACTCAATTTAAGAGTGGTGACTGGTATGAGCTATCTGAAGAACTACACTAACTCTGCTGACTTGTTTGAAACTACAGTAAAGGTAACTAAGGAAGATAAGAAGGATGGTACTCTTGGTATTAGAAGTATTTGGGAGAACATCCATTCTGGTCAGGTATTTACTGTATGTTTCAAGAAGCAGGATAAACCTAAGAGTAAGAGAAAGTTACAGGAGGAGATTGATGCTATTGTAGAGCAGTTCTCAAATAGTATTGACACAGTTAAGAACAATAAGAAAGGTGTTGCAAATGCAGCAAAGAATCTTATTACTGAGCTGGTTAATAGCCCTGTACTTCCTTATGAAGAAGGTGAAGATAGAGTTCTTAGAGGCTATAAGATTCAATTTGAATCAAGAGATGGCAGATATGATTGTGTAGATATGGACATTACTAAGACTGATAAAGAGTCAGGTATTAGACCAGTCAATATCTTAACAATCAAATGGCTCATATTCAATGGTGTCAAGTACATTGTTGAGTAATCTTATAAGGGAGAATAAGTTAAATACTTGTTCTCCCTTTAGCTTTTTGAATAAAAGCTTGTGTATTGTAATTAAATTACTTACCTTTGCATAAAAATTAATATTAATTTATATGAGTACAAAATGTTATAATCCTATTAAGGGAATTGATGACGTAATTGCTAGTAAAATTCAGGGTTGGAATGAGTATAGAGTAGCTACATTAAGAGGAATGTATGATGAATCACACTCATCTCCACTTGATACATCAGACCTTGATAAGGCTGTACAGGACTTGATCTCATATAGAAGAGACTTAGGAAAAATGAATGCAGAGTCTATCAAGACTACTAGTTCTAATTTATCTGAGTCTTATCAGAAGTTGAAGGAGTCTTTTAGTGCTGAAGAGAGATTTAATAGAATCAATATGATTTCTACTATGTTTTCTGACAGACTTGATGCCTTACAAGAAGCTAATCCTTTCCTAAGTAGGAAAGTTATATGTAATGGATTTGTTTCAAATGGTAAACTAGTGGCAGGTCAATTCTCAGTATTTGAAGGTGTTTATAATGACTTGCTTGAATACTATTCAGAGGCTGTTGAAGAAGGTGATATGGATACAGCCAATAGTTATAAGAAGGTTCTTGAAAACTGGGGAGCACTAGTCTCTCATGCTAGAATGAGATTGAGAGATACAGAGGAACTCAGACTTGGTGACAAGATAGAGTATGCAGATGATACAAATCCAGATAACTACAATGATAATAAGTTATCTGAATTATATGATGCTTCAGAGTCTAAAAGAGAAGCATGGCAAGAGACCTCTGATATGCACTCTGCATTTGGTTCTGTAGGAAAACAAGTAAGAAAACTTTTAGGTTCTATTCAGAGAGTTGAAAATGGAGAAGAAGTATATGATGACTTAGGTTTTCCTATAATGCTTGACCCTGTTAAAGCACACCAGTCTTTGATTGAAATATTAAGAGGTGTTACATCTGAAAGACAAATGATAGGTTTGCTTAGAAATGCCTCTAACAGTCAGACTTGGTTACAGCCTGTTATAGAAGAACTTGAAAATAATGACCAGCTTAGGACACAGTTCTATGTAGATTTTAAGAAGAACTTTCAACCTTACTCTATCCTTCTTGAAGAGGTAAAGAATGGGTTAAGAACTTTCAAGACTCTTATATTGAATAGAGTTAATAATAGTCTCTCTGGTCAATACCTTACTAGTATCACTTTGGGTAAACAGGTTAATCCAAATACCTCTGTATTTAACAAGGATGGTAGTATCAATTGGAAAAACTTACAGAGTCTAAGAGAGTTGGTTAAGGAATATTTTCCAAGTAAGTCTGTAAGCATTACACCAAAGTTCTATAACAATAAAGAAACTTCTTGGCAAGAAAAGAAAAGAGTTCTCATTAAGATTACTGAAGCTTTGGGTATAGACATTGATGGTGGAACATTGGATAAGATTATGTCTAGTGGTAGAGACCTTCATAAGTTTACTGATGCTATCAGTGAGTTAGTAGAGTTTGGTACTGACAAGATTCTTAATAAGAAGGAGCTTGAATCACTTGATAAAGGTGAGTACTCTTTGTCTAATAGGTCTTTCAAAGACTTTATAAGATTTTCTCCAGCAGGCTCTACAGCAAAGCAGGGAGTTATAAGAGAGAAGATTGACAAGATGTTATCTATTGTAACTAAGAACAGAGAAGGTCTTAGACTTGAGTCTAGAGTAAGGCATAAAGATAAGAATGGTAATAATGTTACTTTGTTCAGTAATGTCATTCCTTCATATCTTGGAGACAAGATGGATAGAATTGCCAGTTTTGTGTCTAACAATGACAGGCAAGGTCTTAGGAGAATGATTGAAAATGAGTTCTTGGACTCTTCTTTCTTCATGGATAAGGATAATGGTACTATATTCAATAGGTGGTTGAGAGACCTTTATGAGAGTGGCTTAGATGAGAAAGATTTTGCTGCCAACTTTGGATTTAAGAGATTCTTAGGAACTTCTGATAATAGCTTTGAGAACTTTACTAGTAAACAACATGCTATTGACATGATGGCAGAGTACTTCTCTGAAAGACAAAAGAGTCCTAATAGCCAGTATGCCTACTATCCTGTATTCATCTTAGGAGATAGTGGAGTATCTAAGTTTATCAAAGCTAAAAGATATTCTGCTCAGGAGATACTTGATGGTCTGTATGATGTATATAGACAAGAGAGGAGAAGAATGGCTCTCACATCAGCAGCTAATACTAAGTTAAAAGAAGGTGGGTATTCACTTATTGAAAACTTCTCAAGTAAAGAGAATGAATATACAGCTCTTCCTTTCCTCAACAAGGATTACAAATCTCCTGATGGTACTGTAGGCAAGTATGCAGCTATGATAGGGGAAAATCCTTCAAAGCAGGAAGTTGTAAAGGCTATTCAAGCCTATATGGAGGAGGCTGTAAATAGCTTCAAAACAAGCCTTAATAACTTAGGTCTTCTTGAAACTAAAGAAGTATATAATCCTAAGACAAACAAAAAGGAGGTACAATATGTATATTTCAGTCAAGAAGTAAATGGTAATAAGTCTATAGATGAGGTAATAGCAGACTACTATTGGAATACAAAGTTTGCTACTATACAGCAGCTTCAATTGTTCACTATTGACCCGGCATTCTATAAGGGAACTAAAGACTTACAGAAGAGATATAAGGAAATACATGCCCCAGGCAGTGTATTAAGCCTTGAAGCTAGAGACTTTGATGGCAATCTTTATAGTGAGGATGGAATAGAAAGATGTGTTTATTTTGATGACATTAATTTAAATGCAGAAGTGTCTAATCCTGAATTCATGAAAGCTATTGAAGCTAAGTTCGGCAAGAACTCTCCAGTATATAAAGCTTATACTAAGAATACTCTTACTGATGGTCAGGGATATAGAACCCTTGAAAGCTACAGAAAAGTAATGGGTATGGCTGGTAAGTGGACACAGGAAATGGAAAATGTGTATAATACTATTAAACAGCTCAGAGCTGAATATGGTAAAGATGCTCAGATTCCTTCTGACAAACTTACTGAAATTGCTAATATGTCTGTAGTATTTCAACCTATTAAACCTTATATGTACACTATAGAAAACTTGGCAGTAAATAGTACTGATAAGTTAAAAATTCCAGTTCAGCATAAGTATGCTGAAGCAGTACTTATCCCAGAGTTATTACCTGCTGGTAGTAAGTTAAGGGATATGGCCTATTGGATGGAGTCTAAGGGCGTAGATTTGGTAGGTTCTACTAAGATTGTTAAGGTTGGTGGATTTGGTTCTACTGATATATCTAAAGCTTCTAATGCTCAAGAGTTAAGTAATGCACTTGACAAGGCTTATATCCATCAATTAAGTTATGGTGATTATAGAATTCAGACTAATGTACCTGAGCATATTAATAGCTCTCAGTTATTTGGTACTCAGGTAAGAAAGCTTATTATGGCTAACATTAAAATGGATGACTATCACTATGAGAATTATGTTGGTGGAAAGAAAGTAAATCTTGGAGGTAAATATGGTGAGGTAAGATTGAATGGTAGAAACCTAGTTTCATTCTATAACTCTCTTATTGTAGCTAATATACTTAAGTCCTATGATTTATTTGCTAATGAAGTATCTGATATAAAGAAGTTAAGTGATAAACTTCTTCAGACTACTATCAATAATAGCAGGGAATCTATGGATAATATGTTGGCATATTCTTTGACAGGAGATGACAAGTTCTTGGTACCTTTGTTTGAAGGAGCATTGGAACATGATTCTTCTGCAATGCTATTCAGTATATTCAAGAAGAGAGTCAATAAGCAGTCTATTAAAGGAGGTAGTGCTGTTCAGGTATCTGCAATGGGTATTAAGGGATATGAAGAGTCTGGTGATTTACACTATGTTGTAGACCCTAATAATCCTAATAACATCTTATATGCAGAGTGTGAAATTCCTTGGGATATTAGTTATACTGATATTAATGGTAAGGAAGTAGCATTGGAGTTCAGTGATTACTGTAATGAAGATGGTACTCTCAAGACTGATAAGGATGGTAACACATTACTTGAAAAGAAATTCCCTAATGCTTTAAGTATCCTTGCTTATAGAATTCCTACTGAAAGAGATTACTCTATGATTAATCTTAGAGTGAAAAGATTCAGTCAGAAAACAGCAGGAGGTACTATCAAAGTTCCAGCACAAGGTACTACTATTGCAGGATTTGACTTTGATATTGATAAGCTGTACTTCATGAGAAATGAGTATAGACAGAGAGAATTATCATCTTCTGAAGTAGCTGAAATATGGAAGGAATTCTATGAAACATATCCCAACATAAAAGATGTCTTGAAGGAAGCTAGAGAAGAAGATACTGAATCTCTTAACAGACTTTACAAGTATTGGGATAAAGCAGGACTGCCTTACAGTTATAAAGAAGCTTTTGCACAGTTTATTGCTGATAGAGGTTATATCTCTTTTGAGAGTTATGACTTCAGTAAGTCTCCACTTGATAATACTAGAGCTGCTAGAAATAACATGCTTATAAAGTTAATTCAAGAAAGACTTATGGACTATGAAACCTTTGAGCAGAGATATACTCCAGGTGGATTTGCTAATGCTTCTAAGGCTGCCAGAACTTTAAGAGAGTTGTTATTTGGTAATCTTGAAGGTATTGTAAGTAGAGAAACTGTAGACTTCAATGCTATAGCTGAAAGAGCTAAAGATAGTAAGTCAGACCCAGAACCTAACTATGACCCTTCAGACCCAATGACTATCATTACTTATAATCAGCAGAATCAAGTAGCTGGAAAGTTGATTGGTATATTTGCTAATCAGAATACTAATCATGCTTTCTCCTCTTTAATGAGTGAGTTCACTCTGAAGGACCCTATTAGATTTGCTGGTCATAGTTATAATGATTTGTTACATGCTCCTAAAGGTATTGATGTTGATTTGAATGTTGCAGAGTTCTTGGCAGCTTCTGTAGATGCTGTAAAAGACCCTGTATTGAATTTCTTGAACTTGAATACTATAACTGCTGATGCTGGTGCTGTATTAGCTAGAATAGGTTATACAACCCAAGAGATTGGTTTGTTATTTAACCAACCTATAATTAAAGAGATATGTGAGTATAGCTTTAATAATGGTGTTACTGCTGATATGGCAATGAGAGAAGTAGTTAAGAACTATATGGGAGATGATACAGAAAGTCCTAAAGCTAACCCTGATGAAGACTTCTCTATCAACAAACTTGCATTGAATATTGTCAATGATAGAGTTATGAGAGAGCAAGGTAAGAATGCTATGGATAATCAGTCATTCAAGGCTGACCAATTGAAAGTAGCAGAATTATTCTCTCAGATTCAGACAGTAGCAGGTGATATTTCCCAGTTTGTTACTTCATCTAAGTTTACAGCTTCTAATGCAGTTGGTTCTACTTTTGGTGATTTATATTCTCAACAGATGAAAGTCAAGAATTATATTGATAAGTTTGTTGTTAAGAATGGTAAGAATGCTTTGTCTGTAAATATGAAAGTTACAGATATTATAGATTCTCCTATAACCAATAACACCAACTTGCAAGGAAGTAATCAGGAATATCTTGAAAGTCTTATTGAGAATCCTCTGGCTTATGAACAGGCTATGTATGATATGAACAGGAGAGCTGGTATGTTACTTAACAGTTACTATCCATATAATACTCCTTCATATAGTGGAGCTAGAAATAGATTAGCAGAACTTACTAAGAGTAATTTCTTAGATGCTGATACAATCAATAGTATCCATAGTGATATGCTTGTTTATATGCTTTCTCAGCAAGAGGATAGTTTATTTAATGGTGAGATGCCTACTAAAGATGGTATTCCAGCCAGAGAATATTATACTAAACACTTTGCTAAAGAAGTATTCAATACTCTTGAAAGTAATCCTGATTTGAAGTCTCTCCCTTTATTCCAGTATATGCAGTTTGTTACCAATGAAAAGACTGGTGATATAAGTATGAATGTACAGGGAATAGGTGGACTTGCTCCTTATCAGAAAGATGAGTTGAAAGAAAGTTGGGCAGAGTTACTTAAAACAGAGCCTGACTTAGCTAGAGACTTGTTCATGTACAATTTCTATAAGCTAGGATTTACATTTAGTCCTTTAGCTTTTATGAACCTTGCTCCTACTGAATTGAAGCTTGCTATCAAAGTAGGAAGAAAGTGGGATTCTAGTGCTAATGATGGAAATGGTGCATGGGTTGAAAGGAGTTATGTAGACTTCCTTAATGATGTTAAGGAAGGTACTGTTACTGCTAATAGTGAGAAGTTTGCTAAACAGTATATATTGAACCATCTTGATAATAAAAGGTTAGTATTAACTGCAAAAGGGAGTATATACAAACTTATTAAGGATGATGTATATAAGAATAATGAAACAGTGTCTTCTTTTACTTTGAATGGGGGAAAATTAGGAGATGATGCTAAATATTTTACTATTAAAGATTCTTCTCTTCCTAAGAATGTTATAGCATTTAGACCATGTATAGTTATAGATGGAGTAATATATATGTGTGAGAGTGGAAATGATAAGTTCAATGTAAGCTATGATGGGTCTATAACCTATTATAAGGTATCTCAATTAGGTACTACTAACAAGTCTCTTCAGTATGTATCTGATTCAGAATCTAAAATGAAAGATACAGAAAGCTATGATAGTAATATATCAGGTAGTACTAAAAAGGAAGATTTAATTCCTGAACAAAATCCTGAGAAATTTAATAGAGAAGAGTTGATAAATAAACTTATACTCTACTCATTAAAAAATGGTAATCTAGTTAGTGAAGATGTTGATAAATTTAAAAAAGATATATCTACCCTTAATAACTCAGATTTAATTGAGACTATTAATGATATTAGAGTGGAACTTAAAGAAAAAGGTTTAATTGATAATTCAGGTAATTTAGTTTGTTAATATGGCAGATAAATGTTCAATTTATGCTCATTGCACAAACTCTAAAGGTGAAGTAGTAGAAAGCAGGTTATTCAAAGACCTGCTTCACTACACTTCTAATAATAGGGAACTTGCAAAGGAGTATTATGGTATAGGAATTAATCCTAAATTTCTTGAAAAGGTACAAGGAAGTGCTAAGTTTGATGAGAATGGTGAAATTACTTTCCAATCATTGAGAAGTCTTGCTAAGCTTAATGTAGACAAAGATACATTGATTAATACTCTGAATAAGGATATAAACTCTGGCATTTATGATTATGAGGAAGCAGTAAACAGACTGCAATCTTTTAATAGAAACAGCCAGTTTAATAATGAATTTATGGCTACTATTACATCTACAAAAGATGGTAGATATAATTTATCTGTAGTTGAGAAAAACCCTTCCAATGAATTAGCCCTTAATCAGGAAATCTCTAATAGGACTCTTCAAGACAGGATTAAATACTACCTGAATAAGGCTGGAGTCAGTATAGAATTCATTGAGAATGATGAGAAGGTAAATGGAAGGTATAGTACTAAAAATGCCAAGAAGACTGCTGATGGCCTATATCAGTTAATACAAGTAGCTAATGGCAAAAATGTAACTGGTGTATTAGCAGAAGAGGCAGGACACTTTGCTATAGGTGCCTTAGGAAATTCCCCTCTAGTAGAGAGGCTTATGAGGTTATTAACTCCAGAGGTACAAAAGCAGATAGTAGGAGATGAGTATGATAGTAAATATCTAGGGGAGTCTTCCAGAAGAGAGATAGCTGGTACCTTAGTTGGTCAGGCTATAGCAGGTAATATAGATGATAGAGCACCTTGGCAATCTCTTGTTAAGAGAATAGTCAATACAGCCAAGAGGATATTTCATAGCATAAAAGGAGATAGCATTGCCAATGCTGCATTAGAGGCTGAAAGAATTGCAGATATGATAGCTAAGGGATTTATGTCTCCCAACTTTACAGGTAGTGTAGAAGAGGCTATTAAAACCAAGGAGACCCTATATAATGCTCCTACTTCCTTTAATGTTAAAGTATTCAAGCAGGCTGTGAACAGGCTTAAATTGCAAGCTTCAGAGATGAAGTCTATCAGTAATACATTATTTGATAAATTCAATAATATAGTGGGCCAGGTTGAGAGTGGTAGAAACTTAAATGTACCCTCTTCATTTGCAGATTCAATTGCTCTTGAAGGGATAACAGAAGCTATATCACTAATGAGTGACTTAATGGTAGCTGAGATACCTGATATATTGGCATCAATTGACTTTGATAATGTAACTGACTTCAACTCCAATATGCCAGCTAATGCTAAGGCACTAAGAGTTGTTAGGGCATTTGCTAGGAATGCTCTTGCATTAATAGACCTTATAAACTCATCTACCTCTAACATATCTGGGGCAAATAGATTACTTGGAGATACAAGGAATGTTATAATTACTGACTCTCTTGGTAACAGAGTATCATATAACTTATTAGATATTACTGATAAGTTGAACAAGCTACTTACTGGTAGAAATGGATTGATTAATGAACTCAAGAATAAGGAAAGTCAATTCTTCCTTAAATTCCTTGAAGGTGCTAACTATGGCAATAAATATATTACAAGAGCAGCCAGAGTCATATTCAATTGGAAAGGTAGAGGCAATAACAAGCTTATTGAGTATAGAGATTCAGAGGACATTCCTATATCAGATTTGATGAATGACTTGGAGAGTGATATATCTCTGTTTGAAAGGTTCCTTGCATCTATGTCTAACAATTCAGATGTTATAGGTCAGTTAGCAGATAAGACTGTGAAGCTAGCTAATAAGTGGGCAGATGATATGACTATTCAAGCTCAGGACCAACTTAGGGTATTACAGTCTAGGTTAAAAGATATTAAGCTGAGTAATACTGATATTTTTGTTGAAAGAAGTAACAGGGATGGTACTATAACAGGAAACATTATATCAGCATACTGCTGGGGAGATTATGAAAATGACTGGCTAGACTTCAAGAAACAAAGTATAGAGGAGTTTAACCAAAAGTACCCTAATCTTGATGGAAAATCTGACTTTGAAAAAGCATTGCTATGGGATAACTTCTTTAAACCTAAAGCTAAAATATGGCATAAGGGAGATGCAACACATATTGCCCATAGTCAGTGGGACAATCAGCAGCAGATGTACATTCCTAGCTCTGACTATGAAAGTGAACAGTATAAGAGAGATATACAGCCATATCCTGAAAGGGTAAAATGGCTTAATGAGTATATGCAACTTAAAGCTGATTTGGATAGTAGACTGCCTGAAGGTAGTATGCCTTTACACAGAATGCCTCAATTCAAGGGTACATTCTCCAATAAGATTAGGAATAGGAGATTATTTGAAAATTCAAGTAAGGCTACTATACATACTGTAATGACTGAAATGAGAGATACTTTCTGTGAGGACAGTGAAGATACTGATTTTGGAAGTCAGCAGACATACAATACTATAGATGAGGATATGTTCCATAATCAACTTGCATTTGAAAGGGAGAAGATTAATAGGGTTCCTCTATATGGGGTCAACAAGCTGAAAGACCCTTCTGAGCTATCTACTGACTTATTCTATTCTACATTTGCTTATGCAGGAATGGCAAATTCTTATGCAGCTATGAGTCAGGTTGTTGATACTCTTGAAGTTGGAAAGGAGGTTCTTAATAGGAGGACTGTAGAAGGTATTAACTCAGAAGAAAGTAGATTGAAGGATAAGTCTAGGGCTTATAATAGATACCTTAAATTTCTTGATAAACAAGTATATGGTATTGGAGTTCCAAAGCTGAAGATTGGCAATAAGCTAGTGCTTAATAAACTATTTGGATTTCTTACTGGATTTGCAAGTAAATACTTCTTAGGAGGTAATATTGCAGGTGGTATGGTCAATGTTGGAACTGGTTCTATAGAAATATTTAAGGAAGCTTTCTCTGGTGAATACTTTGATGTAAAAGATTGGGCCAAGGCACATAAATCCTATTATGGAAGTTTCATGCAGAATTGGTGGGGATATGGAAAGGAATTTAAGGAAGATAAAGTATCCTTAATGATTAGGCATTTTAATATGCTTGGTGAAAATAGAGGTAACCAAAGAGCATGGCACACAAGAGATTCTAGGATACTTAATATGTTCGGAGAAAGCCTATTCCTACCATATAAAGTAGGAGAGCACTACATGTCTTCTATGTCTTATCTTGCTTTAGCTAATAAAATTAAGTTGTATGATTCTAATGGCAACAGAATATCATTATTTAATGCTTATAAGGTAGTAGATGTTGAGGATGAAAGTGGAAATGCAGACCCAAAATATGGCAAAACTCTTAAACTAGAAGGCACATTCTTTAAGAGTAAAGAGGGCATCAAAGAATATAACCTTATACAATCTATAATAGGTCAGATAGATAATGTTCTTAGTAACCCTTCCCCTTTTGGCTCTGTACTGAATCTTAGTCAGGAAGAGTTAGATTATATAAATTCCAAGGGCTATAATCTAGCTGACATGGCAGATGTTAAAACAAAGCTACTTGAGGATTCATATAAACTTACTTGGACTATTGATGATGAATCTGCTTTCATGGATAAAGCCAGAGAAATAAACAACAGATTACATGGTATCTATAATAACCAAGATAAAGTAGCTTTCCAACAGAATATGTTTGGTAATATGTTGCTAGCCATGAGAGGTTATGCCTTAGGTATGCTTGAAAGAAGATATGGTGCAAGCAAATATAATACTATACTTGGTGGAGAAACTGAGGGTTCAATGAGAAGCTTAGCTAAAGTTATTGCATCTACTTTTACTGATAGAGGAGGCTTTGGTTTAACTATGAGAGCCATATTACTGCCAGTTAGTAAGAAGACAAAACAAGCAATGCTTAATGCTGGATTCTCTGCTAATCAGTATTATAATATGAGGAGAAATATGGGTGATGCTATGTTTATCCTTGCATTAACTCTACTAAAGATATTGACTGCTAAAGGTGGTGGAGATGATGATGACAAAGAGTCTGAGGAGGAAGTAGACACTACTACTGGTATAGTTTACTACTTTGCAGCTAGATTGTTGAGAGAGCAGTCTGCAATGAATACTGCTTGGGGTATGGTTGATGAGTCACAAAATCTTATGAGTATGACTCCTGTTGGTGTAAGTGGTCTTATAGATATTTCTAATCTGGCATACCAATTTGGTGGAAGCCTTGTAGCTGATGAAGATAATAGTGAATTTTACTATCAATCTAAGAAAGAAGGTATGTATGAGAAAGGAGATTCCAAATGGGAGGCTAAATTCTGGAGAATGTTTCCTTATCTTAGAAGTAACTATGTATGGGAACACCCCTATGAAGCAGCTAAATCTTATGAGTATGGTAGAAAGGTTAGAAACTAATAAAACAATAAAGGCTAGAGAGGTTATCCTCCCTAGCCTTATTTTTTTTTTGCCTTAGAATGGAACTTTAACTCCTTTACATTTAAGTTCATGCTCCATCTCTTCATCAGAAAGTTGATTCCATGATTCTTCTGTATATCCTACAGACTCTAGTACTTTAATGGTTTCTTCATTCCATAATGATACACCATCCTCAGTTATAAAGTTTTCCCAAACTCCCCAAGTTAATCTTGAAGGTATTAGCCTTGTAGGTTTAGGATTTACCTTAGTACCTGACTTCTTCTTTCTTCTATCTTTAACCTTTCCTATGTTTAATCCTGTATTTAAATCAACTGTAGGTTCAGTATTGTCAGCTACTGTAACTTCTTCAACTTTAACTTCTTTGGTCTCAGTAGGAGTAATAGTTTCAGTACTAGTCTGATTTACTGAAGCATCTTTTTCTTTAATCATCTTCTCTATTTCAGATATTTGAGACTTCTCAATATCAGTTAATTTCTCATATTGTATATTAGGCTCTCTATATCCTACTTCCTTAGGTCTAAACAACTGAGGCTTAGCATTTCTATATTCCTCACCATTAATAGCTAATTGATTACCTTCTATTACAGTATATTCATTAGTGCTGTTCTTCCAACCTTTAGGTTCAGGGTACTCAACTTGTATAGGAATAATATTCAGGCTCTTAACACTAATACCATAAGTATTCTCTAAGAACTTCTTATACAAAGATAATTGTCTTGCATACTTCTCTTCCTTATGTTGGTCTATGGAACTCCTTACAGTCTTCATATCATAGATATAGAAGTTACCTTCTTGGTCATAGGCTAGTAAGTCAAGTGTTCCAGCAACATCTATAGTATGTACTTTTCCTTCAGAATCTGTAACATTTAATGTACCAGTAACTGTAACATCTCTAGGTATTATAGTCAATCCCATAGCATCAAAAGAATTTTTCAGACTTTGGAGTTCTTGCACAAAATGTTTCCATTGTGCATTAGTAGCATTAGGATAGTCATAGAAGAAATCACTTATTAATTTACCATCCTCATGGAACTCTCCAGCAAAGAAATCTCTTACAAATTCATCCACACTAGTTCCTATATTTGTAGATGGTAATATCCAAGGACTATTAGGGTCAAATCTATTACCAGCTTCAGCATCTGCTTGAATTATTGAAGTTATTCTTGAATACTTCTTTCCTGTCTTAGTGTTAATATATCCACTTCCATCAGGAGCCAGTTGTATCAATTTAGAGTCCTCTGTAATTCTATCAGCTATAACTCTTGCTGCTTCTAACTTAACATTAGTCTTTTCTTCTACCTTTCCTTCAAGTACAGTACCTGTCTCACTATCTATTATAGCTTTATCAGATTGCACTTGGTCAGTAGCTGATACAGTAGGAGTATTAACAGGAGTAGAAGGAGTAGCATTACTTGGGTTAGATACTTCTACTGGTCTTATAGTTTCACCTGTAGAAGTGAAAGGGGACCTAACTTCTATTCCCTTAACTTTATACTCTATACCTTCATTACTCATTTCCAATATACCATCATCAAAGGCATTAGCTAGATTTCCCTTGACAGTATCTATACTATTTCCACTTTTTGGGTACTCTACCTGCCACTTTATAAAATCAAAGTTTCCCCTCTTCCTAGTTTCAGTTCCATCCATTATAAGATTCCTAAAGAACTCAAACTTAGTTTGTGGAGACATTGTACCATTAGTTATCCTACCTACTAGTATAGTAGTATTACCATCTGAGATACTTATAGAGAACATTCTTCTTCCATCCTCTAATATTTCTTCAGTAGGTGATATTACATATTTCCAATTCTGATTAGGTAGAATAAGATGGTTATTCATCTTTCTAGTCAGAGTATTAGACAGCTCATTTAATCTATCAGCAAACTCACCAGTAGGAACTAATTGCCCATCTACTCTATCTAATGTAATTTCAGAGTTATCAGGAAAGCTGGAAGACATTTCATCCAATATAGTACCTGCCTTGATTAACCTACTATTAGAATTTAATAGGGCATTTATATCACCCTCATTAAATAATTCTACTATAGACTTATTAGAGTTTCTGTCAACAGTGTTAGAAATAGACCTTATAAATACTCTAAAGTCTTTTACACTATCTTTCAAATTAGGTACATTTACATATAGGTACTTGTTACTTTCAGAGAATCCTAATCTATCAAGAAATGCTTTTCTCATTTTAGCATATATAGGATTCTTATACCTATCCCTCTTTGGGACACTTCTTAATGAGGTTTGGTCTTCCTTACTTAAAGTATTAAAAGATAGATTTTGTGCATTATTATTAGGTTTACCTACTGGTACTCTTTCAGGAGCCTTAGCAACTATTGATGCTAATGTTGAAGTCAGTATATTACCATTCTTATCCCTTATGAGTTTTCCAGATTTTTGGTTTCCCACTAACTCTCTTATCCTTCCTACATTTCCTACACCTTTATAATTACTAGTATTAGTTGATGGGAAAGTACCTATAGGCTGATACTTCTTGTTATCTATGATTAATGTACCATTCTCATCCTCAACCACTGCTATTATAGGAATATCCAAGTTAGTATAATTAGCTCCATTAGATTCCATATTAGCTTTTATTTCTTGAGCTAATATATTATCTGTTACAAAATATACTCTAGTAGCATCTTTACCAGTCTTTAACTTTCCACTTCTTATAAAAGACTCTATATTGTTCTTATCCCAATATTTAACTATTGGGCTATCTGGGTAATTCTCCCTTAACCACTGTATATCTGAAGAGTCTATTAAAGAAGACATTGAGTTATTATCAAATATGCTTCTATTGGTATCTTGAGTCTTCTGCCTTGCTCTATCAAATAGTGAAGGTTTCTTGTTTTCTGAAGCTCTCTCTTCTTCCTCCTTTTCCTTTATTTTTCTTTCCTGAGTTTGGTTTGTAATTTTAGATGCAGCCTGCCTCAGTAATGCAGATGCCTGCATAGCATCCTCATCATTTTCATCAGCTGAAGTATCTAACTGATTAGCCTTTTGTACTAAAGCTTCACTTAACTCATCTGGGTTTTCAAACTCATTCTTACTGAAGCTGTTTAGTATTTCCTCTGCTGTATTCTTTGCATTTTCTGAATAATTATCAGAAGAGTTTCTTATAACTCTTGACCCCAGTTCAGCACTTTTAGCTACATCATCATTACTGTTTTCTCTAAATTCCTCTATAGAGTTATTACTCTCCTGTCTTGAAGAAGTATCAAATGGTTCTGGTTTTTCATCTGATTTCTTATCTTCTTTACTCTCAACTGTATTATCTGTAGTTGCTGAAGTAGTATTATCAGCTGGTAAAGACTGTTCCTCTACAGTCTTCTTTGCAGACTCATTGGCTTCCTCTAATGTAGTAGCTGCTGAACCAAATATGCCAGGCATAGGATTTACAGGCTTAGCAGGGGCAGATTGTTCTGTTGTAGTACTTTGTACCTCTACTGGCTTAGAGTTATTAGCTCTTTCATCTTCATCCCTTTTATAGTTCTGCATTACATCCTTATAAGTCTGTATTGCTTCACCAATACTAGTAAATACAACTTTAGTCTCGTCAGGAGAGTTAGAGTTTATATCTTCTACATACTTTTGGAATAATGAGTTACCATCACTATCTACTTCAGACAGTGAATTAACAACAGCATTCTCATCATTCAAATCAACTCCATTGTTACTTAAATACTGTAGAGATAATGCAAACATATCTGCATCATTAGCATCTATATCCCTAAAAGCATCATCATTTACTATCTGATTAAATAAACCTTCAAGAGTTTTTCTATCATTCTTATATCTCTCATAATTAGAGTTATTTGATTTGGATAGAGCATTTATTATAAGTCTTTGTTCTCTAGGAGACCCATTATCCATAAGTTTATCCATCTCCAGTGCAAAGTCCTTATAATCAGATATTTTATCTATAGATTCATACTTCTTCTTAGTAAGTACATCAGATGCAGCCTGCTTAGCTCTTTGAACATACATATTAAAGCTGTTAGGGTCTCTCAGTATCTCATTGTATTGAGTCAAGAATGACTGTTTAGCCAATTCCATTCTTCCAGCATCCTGTATCTTATTGTAGAAGTTTATATCCTTAGATGTACCTCTATCTATAAGATTACTTATAATATCTCTTTGCTCCTCTGAATAATTTGAGAGATTTTCTTTATTCATCATAATAGCTCTATCTATTGCAGGCAAAGCCATTATTTCAGATTCATTTAATACAGTAGACTCCTCTTCTACATTATCAATGCTCTTTAATGTATTAAGTACCTTATTAATAGATTTCAGCTTAGCTTTCTTCTCTTTCAGGATTTTCTTTTCAGAGTCTGTAAGGTTATCCTTCCTATTATTCAGATTATCAATATCCTTGCTAATGCTCTGTAAGGAGTTAGATAACTCTTCCTTAACTTTTTTAGCCCTACTTAATGAGCCATACCTACTTACAATATCTCTTAGTTCAGGAGACATGTTACTAACAGGCTTAGAGCTGTCAGTTATAAGAGATGCTATATTACCAAGTTCAGATTCAATCTTCTTGCCTCTACTATCCCAATCCTGCAAAGACATCTGACCAAATATAAGAGCTTGCTTTGTATCTTCATCTACATTGCCTAATGTTCTATCTATCTTATCAGACTCCTTCTGTATGGTATTAATAGTATTAAGTAGTTTATTGGCATTACTCTTTAACTGGTTAAGTACTTCTGTATCACTAACATTACTATCTTGAGTATTGATGTTGTCCCTCATAGATTTAATATAGCTATTAGCCTGTTCTGTACCTTCTTCAAGGTTAGCTACAGTAATAAGTTCATTCATAAATGAATCATAATACTGAGTTCCCCTCATCTTATCTAACATGAATACATCATTGATAGTCTTACCTAACAAGCTGTTTCTATATCCAAACTCATCATTACTTTTAGCATCACTCTCCATCTGCTTTGCCCAGTTATATGTACCTACTATACCATCAAACTTAGCTTTGTTATTAGGGTCTCTTAACCAAGTTTCTAAGGTCTTAGCATCATCATATAATTGTCTTTTTGTCTCAGCATTCTCTCTTATAGCATTAGTGATACCACTTCTCCAAGGCATTAGTCTGGTTATATGACCTAACCTGCTCTCTCCTTCTCTTCTAGACAAGTCAATTTCAGTATGGTATTTACCATCACTTCCTTTCACTCTTTTAGTATAATCTCCACCTCTAAATACAGGAGTTCCCATAGCTGAAGATATAGCACCATAAATACCTGATTTAATGGTTTCATTATCTACCATAGATTCACCCATAGATAGTAGGGCTGCTGTAAAATCTCCAGCCATATAATCACCTACTTCAGCAGAGCCATCACCATTATATTTATTTTCAATAAACTGATGAATATTATTGGCTGCACCTCCACTCATTGTAGCATTAGATACGCTCTGTAAGTACTCTTCTGTAAATTCACCAAGTGGCTCTTTTGCTATATTCCAAGTTTGTTTCCAAGCTCTATACTTAGGAGTTACAGTAGTATTTGCACCTGAGCCTGTTAT